ATCTACATTGAATGAAGTAAAGATCTTTAATGACTGATATTGACCAACATTATACGTACGTTCAACATAGGTATTAGTTTCCACTATCTTCCTCCTTTTGTGTAGGTATGCCAACATTATAACACATCTCTTCTATCTTGTCAAGGATTTCTGGAGAACTCATAAGGGTATTGATCGTATTCTCTATACCTTGACCAAGTTGTTCTCCTTCAAAATAATAATATGCGCCCTTTCTAATTAGTACCCCGAGTTTAGTAGCAGTCTGAATCAAATCTTGATAATAATCAATTCCCTTACCGAAAATAAGTGGAAATTCACCAGAATGGAATGGTTCTCCTAACTTATTCTTTTTGATAATATATTTAACAACATTGCCAATAATATCATTTCCACTTTTTATTTTTTGTGTATCAGATAACATAATACGTAATGACGCGAAATGCTTAATTGAGTGCCCACCAGGAGTAGTTAGAGCACTTACATACGAGCCAACAGGATCTCTGACTTGGTTAATTAAAACCAATGCTACATTGTTATGATTAATTTTTGGTACTACTCTACGTAAAAATCTAGCAATTAATTTTGCCGAGCCAGAGTAGCTGTCCTTATCTAATGGGCTTTCAACTTCTTTCTTTGGGGATAAAGCTCCAATTGAATCAACAACCACAACCCCAAAATTACCATTATCAATTGCACTTTCCGCTACAGTCAGAGCGTCTTCGCTCGTGAGTGGTTGGGTTAAAATAAATCTATCCAAATATTCTTCACCAACAATATTCTTTACGTACTCTGTGCTCATCATGTTTTCAACATCAACATACATTACGTATCTATCATCAAACTTTTTTAAAAAGTTTTTAATAATATCTAAACTGAGTGTTGACTTTCCTGATCCTTCTCTACCATAAATTTCCGATATTGTTCTCAGTGGAATTCCTCCAACACGAGTTGCGATATTAAGACCAACTGAACTCGTTGGAATTACAATTAAATCTTCTTTTTTATTAAAATCTACTACTACTTTTTCTCCATATTCTTTCACAAGCTTATTAACAAAGTCACTAATATCTACCATCAATTCCTCCTATTTTACCCAATAATCTTCCAAATGACTGTCTACCTCGCATGGAACCTTATTGTTAAGTACTTTGCACTCTGCATTTTTCATAACATTCACGATATATTCCTTAGCTTCTTTAGCTATGTCTTCAGACACCTCAACAACAACTTCATCGTGAACTTGTAATAAAATTCTAAATTTATCAGTTCCCCAAGGATTATTATAAAACATTTCTATCATTGCAAGTTTAACAATGTCAGCACCAGTTCCCTGAATAATATGATTTACTCCTTCTCGTTTGATTGAACTTTCAATCTTCTTTCGTTCTCGGTTGTCTTGGTACAGCAATGGTTTAGTAAAGAATCGTTTTCTTCCAAGAATTGTTTTTGAAAATCCTAGTTCATAAATCTTTTCTCCAGCAAGCTCAATAAAAGAATACATGTTATTATATCCTTCATGAAGCTTGTTATAAATTCTTTCGGCCTCATCTAAAGGAATATCAAGCGTGTTAGCAATTCTATAAGCACCAGCTCCATAAATAACTGCGAAATTAATTCTTTTACCAGCATTACGTTCTTCTTTAGTAATTTCATCAACTGGTTTTGAAAAAATAATAGAAGCAGTAAGTTTATGAAGGTCTTCACCATTTTTATATGCTTCAATCATTTTTGTTTCGTTTGAAACTGCTGCCATAATTCTCAATTCCATTTGAGAATAATCTGCTGTAATCATTTTATAGCCTGGAGAAGCAACAAAACAACTTCTGTAATCTTGTGTATGAGGTACTTGTTGAAGATTTGGGTTTGAAGAGCTAAATCTTCCAGTAGCAGTTCCCATTTGGTTAAACTCTGCATGAAGTTTACCATCAGATTTCACATACTTATCAATATATTTTTGACCAAAAGAATTTGCTCGTTTATAATTTTCTCTGAAATCTCTAATTAATTCAATAACTTCTTTTTGAAAATCAGTAAGTTTATTTTTTGTTTCAAATTCATTAAGTGCAGTTTTAGATGTTGATGTCAATTCAAACCCAAGAATACTAAGAATAGTAAGTAATTGCTTATTACTTGCCATATTAATATTTGCGTATAATAACTCGAAAAATTGTGGATCTGTTGGTTCAATAGACTTATAAAAATTTGTATCTCTTTTTGTTTTAATATTTATTCCAAACTTAGTAAGTGCATCATAAAGATTATTATAACTAATTTTAGATAACGCTCTTGGTACTAACAATTTCTTCAGCTTTTGTTCTGTTTCGACATAAGCTTTTTGTTTATTTTCCGCAATAGAAAGCCAACTATCAATATCAAGATTAATACCGATTGTTTCCATTACCACAACTACTGGTAATAATTTCATTTCTAACTCAGCAATGTTAATAAGTTTATTCTCTGCTAATTTTTCATTCATAGCGTGATATAAAGGTATCAAATATTTAACATCTTCTGAAGCGTATTTAATCATTTCGCTATCTAATTCATTTGCGTTAATAAACTTATCTCTAATATCTTTATCAAGAGTAACGTCAAAATATTTTTCAAGTAAATTATTAAGACTTGAATAACTAAATCCATTAATTCCAGCATTAAGAACAGCATTGATAATCATAGTATCATATACTCTGTTAAATAATACACCATATTTATAATAAATAAACCGCATATCAAATTTAAGATTGTGGCCAATAATTTCTTTACCAGAAATAAGAGAAGAAATGTATTTAAACATTTCTTTATTTGTGAATACAAATGTATCATTTGGTGTTGATACTTGTAAAGACAAAATACTATCTGAAATAAAATCTAATCCAGTAGCTTCAATATCAAAACCAATAACATCAGTTGTCTTTAATGACTCAAAGAAACTTCCCAATTCCTTATGACTTTTTATTACATAGTCCATCAACATCTCCTTTCGTAAAGTGTTGAGATGTATTCTACCACAGACTGAATGATTTGTCAAGGATTTTCATGAAGTTGGCCTTCAAAAAAAATCTGGGTTCTATACAGAGAATAAGTAGTTAAAACTACTTATTCTCTGTTAATTAAATATTAATTAATTAAGTACTTAATTAAGTTAATTAATTAAGGGCTCCCTTGTTTTTTACTTCGTAAATGATTATACCACACTTTGTCTAATTTGTCAAGGTTTTTGTGGAAACTCGTTCTTGGTTTGTCTGATACCCTTGACAGAATTTGTCTTTTGTGGTATAATAACACATAACTGCTGAAATGTGCTATAATGATTATAGAACAGGATAATTCCTGCAAATCTGTGCGAAAGTGAGGTAAAAAGTGTCAAAAAGAATTCAACGGTTTGTAAGACGAAGACAAAAACAATTTGTCTGTCAAAAGTGTGGTGAAAGACTTGCAACACTTACAGATTATAGAAATCATTATATCACAGAACATCAAGCAGTGTTAGTTCCAGTTACGCAAGAAGACCTTATGATTATACAACAGTTTCTTTCTAGTCCAGAAGGTTTGAAAGCACCAAGAGAACTATATGATTTCTTCATGGTAGGAAAATTAATCAGTTCTAATATTGGAGTTTGAAATTGAAATTTCCAAAGATTTGTCCTGTTTGTGGTGATACTGTTACTAAATATAATTATTTTATGATACCAATAGAAAGACCATATTGTAACTTATTTGTACACAAGGGCTGTGTCAAGACATTTAGGTCTTATGATGTAGATTATACCACAGCCTTGAAACTTTGTAAAGGTGAATTGATACTTGAGGAGGCTAAGGATGATAAACAAGGTTAAGGATTTATTTGTACGGTTTAGTGATAGAAAAGAACAAGTTATTGAAAGAATTTTTGATATGTTTGATCTTGTAAACGAAGATGAGCGGGCTCAGTTTTTAGATTTTTATGATTACATTCTTTCTGAAAGAGTAGACAAAAAATTCAAAACAGATGCTATTGTTTCTACAAGAGTTTATAATTTACACCGTCCAAATTATTATGTTGACGCTGTTTTGATTAGACCAGGACATACTAGATTTTATAGCGTTGATTATACTGATTGGGATGAGATTTTAAATTCTTATTTTGTTACTGAAACAACTTTGATTGATACTTTAGCTATCATTATTTTTCTAATGACTCTTATTTCATTCGATGAAGAAGAACGAAATGCTCATATTAAACTAATTGCGGAGAGTTGAAAATGGAAACCTGTCCTGTTTGTGGAAATGAAACTTTAGTTCGTGAAAGTCATTGTTCTACTTGCATCGCTTGCGGTTATTCTAAGTGTGAAGATAAAGATGTTGATACACAAGAAAGCATTCTCGATATTCTTTTGAGTGTTGAGGAGGAAGAAGATTAATCTATGCCAAAATATAATTTAGAAACAGAAAAACAAAAGAGAGTAAAAGAGAAAATTAGGGCATTGAAGAAAGATTATGATTTTGATGAAATGAAAGCTAATGATCTTGAAATGTTAAATCAGTTAGCTTTTCTTATGGTACAATTAGAAGATGTTGAACTAAAATTATTTTCAGCAATAAAAGAAGGTAAAGTATCAGAACATCGTGAATTACAAAAACTTGCAAGTTCAATTAGAGCAGATATTCTTAAATTACAAGACGGACTTGGAATTTCAAGAAAGTCAAGAAAGAGTAGTACGGAAAGTAGCGTTGTTGAATTTATAAAAGATTTGAAGAAAAGAGCTTCAGAATTATATGATAGAGAGATGATTTATCTATTTTGCCCAGAGACAAATAAATTACTTGGAACGATGTGGATAGCTAATAAACAAGGACAGCACAAAGTACAGTTATGGTGCCATGATTGCAACAAGCATCATTTCTATAACCCAGCTTCTCTTGCAAAGAAAAAGAAACGAAATTCTTCAGATAACGTTCCAGAGGGATTATGATTAGATCAAAATTAACTGATGAAGAATTAAAGCTATATGAGGTATTACGCAATCCAGTTTTATTCTGGATGCTACTAACAGATTATGAGCAGGAGAATATTCCAGTAGAGGAAAGAAGTTATCCATATCAATATCAAATTGATATTATTACAGATTTTGGAAATCAGGTTGCAATACAAGCATCTCGTGCTTCTGGTAAAACATTTACGTTAACTAAGAAAATTATTTGGACTTTAGTATGGGATTTATATCCTGGAGAATATATTGTTTATACAGTTCCAAATAAAGTTCATCTTGAACCTGTATGGAATAATTTAGTTTCATCATTTAGACGTCATCCATTTTTACAGCATTTTATTGACAAGGGTAGAGGAGTAAACTCTTCTTCACACCAATTAGAGACTAAAATGGGCTCACGTCTATTTTGTCGTATTGCGGGCACAGCTGGAAATGGCGTCAATGTAATTGGTTTGCATACACCTTGTGTAATCGTTGATGAAGCTGGTGTATATCCTTGGGGAACATGGACTGAATTACTACCTACGTTGAATTACTGGATGCCTGGTTATCAATTGATGGTATCTGGTGTTCCTACTGGATTACGCGAAAAGAATGTATTGTTCTTTGCAACAGTAGAATCCGAAAATTTCAATAAGCACAAATTTAATGCTTTTGATAACCCAAGATACACAGAAGAGCAACACCAAAGAGACATTGAAGCTTATGGTGGAAAAGATAGTGATGATTACATTCACTTTGTATTAGGTGAACACGGTAACCCATCTTATGCTTTGTTTGATCGTGAAGTGATGGAAATAGAAGACTATCCAGTTTATAATATATCTCTAAATGGATTAAAGATGGGAACCGAGATAAATGATTATCTATCAAAGTTAAATCTTCTTCCACCAGTTCCAGATAAAGCCATTAGAACTTATATGGGTATTGACTTAGGTTATACTGAACCAACAGCTATATTTGTATTATGGGAAGATAAAGAAGGTAAGTATAGATTTCATGTAAAAATAAAGCTAACAAAAGTACAATATCCAATTCAGCAACAAATAATTTATTATCTTGATAAAAGATATGATCCAATATTTATTGCCATAGACGAAGGTAGCTCAGGCAGATCTGTAATTCAAAACCTACAAATGGGTGAGGAATTTAGTGACAGAGATTATAAGAATAGAATAATTCCTATTGCTTTTGGTGAAAGTATTGTTCTCGGAGAGATTGATGGTAAAGTAATAAAGCAGAGACTTAAAATTGCAGCAATGGAACAGCTACAAAATCTAGTAAACAATCATGTTCTTATATTCTCGTCTACTGATAATGATACTATATCAGAACTTGAAAGAATGACTTATGTGAAAAAACCAAACGGAGACATTGTATTTAGGGTAATAAGTTCTACAGGGGCAATAAGAGTTAGCGGTGAAGATCACTTTACAGCGGCTTTACTTTGTTTCGCTTATGGTCTATATTCAAGAAATGTATTAGCTAATTTTCATAAGAAGAAATTAATACGCCATAGAACTAAATTGGTAATATTATAGGAGTAGATATGAATAGAATACCAAAAAAGATTGCTAAATCAGCATTATCAAATTTTGCTAAAGTAGATAAATTTGATATTGATATTGAGGACTATCATCAGCTTATACAGGCATGCCGTTTTTATTATAAAAAAGATCCATTAATTGCTGCTGTTATCAATAGATTATCAGACATGTCTGCCACAGATATAATCATTGAAAAGGGTACACTTAGAAAAAATGAATGGAAAGCACTGAATGCTGTAATTCCAATGCTAAAAGAATTTGTACGTAATGCTGTTAGAGAAGTTCTAATATCTGGTCTTGTGTATCCAGAGGTAGATTTCAAAAGATACAACAAACAAGAACTTAGACTTCTAGGAATAAAAAACTATAATTCAATGGTTCTACCAGATAAGATTTGGCTTAGAAACCCAGATCTAATTGAGATTAAACCTGGGTTGAATTCTTCTGATGCTCGTTATTATATTAAGCTACCTGATACATTTATAGCATTTATAAACAATGAAGGTAAATATGATGACGGCACCGAAGATAAAGAATTGTATGAAAGAATTCTAAAAGAATATCCAGATATTGTTGAGAAAGTAAAGAAGGGGGAATATTCAATAAATATAACACCAAAGTATGGGGTTATTAGAAAAGAGATTCATCCAAATTCATACTATCCAGTTCCATATCTCACACCAGTAATTGAACACGCTGCGTTTAAACGTAACTTGCGAAGAATGGATTATGCGCTGGCTTCAAGAGTTATTACTGCTATAATGCTTGTCAAGATTGGTAGTGATAAATTCCCTCTTACTGAAGAGGATGAGGACGCATTTGATAACATTGAAATGCAATTAAGAGCACAGAGTGTATCTGGCAGTACGAGCACTGTTGAATTTGAAAGAGTAATTCAGTTATTTGCGGATCATACTTTGAATATTGAATGGGTTTATCCCCCAACTGACGCTCTTCTTGATGATAAGAAGTACGACCCAATAAATCAAGAAATCTTATATGGTATGGGATTTCCACCATCCGCAATTATTGGTGAAAGCTTGAGAAGCAATACTAAAAGTGATTTAGCAGCTACTCAAATTCCAAAAATAATTCTTGATCCTATTCGCAATGAATTGCTTCTTACCATAAATAAGATTATATATGATATAATTAATATGAATAGGTTTCGAGGCGAACCTGGAAATATTCGCTTTGAGCCTATAACATTTGAATCCACTAAGGATCTAATTGAATTACTACGGTTCTTATATGATACTGGTGGACTTTCAAGAGAATCAGTGGTCTCTAAATTTGGGTTTGATTTGAGGAATGAATTAGAAAGACGCCGTGATGAAGATAAGCTAATGGCTAAATATGAGTTAACCGCATTTCCACCAACTCCTCATTCCAATGAACCTCCACTAATGGGGGCGATGGAAACTGTAACTGACGAGGAGGAATAATGTTACTGAAGTGTAAAGATGTATCATTAATAGATCCTAATTCAGATGATAAAGCATATGCTGGATTAAATCTAAATCCATTAGTACGCTGGATGAAGTTCGTTCTTACTGACGATAAACCAAATGCTAATGGAAATCGTATCCCACGTGAAGAGTTTCCTAATCTTATTCGTACTGGTCATTACATGCCAATAAAAACGGCTGAAATGAATGGTCCAGAACGAAGACATTTTAATGCAAGACCAATTGGTACTATTACTCATCTAAAGATAGAAGACGATAAGATTTTAGGTCTTGCAGCTTTGTGGGAAACTGAACATCCAGAAGATGTAAAAGAAATTGTTAAGCGATTTGAAAACGGAGAACAAATAGACTTATCTTGGGAAATTGCTTATACTGATAGTGAGATTGAAGAGGACGGCACTGAAGTACTTAAAGGCACAGCCCTTCTTGGAACTACTATCGTAGATATTCCAGCATATCAAGGTAGAACACCCGTATTATCTGTAGCTGAGGATACCGTAGAATCAGAAAAGTGGAGTAGAAAATATATTAATGATTTACCAGATTCAGCTTTCTTGTATATTGAACCTGGTGGAAAGAAAGATGACGAAGGGAAAACAACTCCACGAAGATTACGACATTTGCCTTATAAAGATAAAGATGGGAAGATTGATAGAGCTCATCTTGTTAATGCTATTCAGAGACTTAGCCAAGAAAATACTGGCAAGGGCTGGTTGACTGAAGAGCTAAGAAAGAAATTGCTTGAAAAGGCAAAAAAGTTATTAGAAAAACTTAAGGAGGAATCCGAGATGGAAGAAGAAAAACTAGCCGAAGCCTTAAATAAAATTCAAGAACTTGAAGATAAACTGAAGGAATATGAGGCTGAATTAGAAAGTCTTCGCGCCTACAAAGAAGAAGTAGAGCGTCGAGAGGCTGAGATTGCTCGGTTCAAAGCAATCAAAGAAAAGTTTATTGAAGCAGGCATTGAAAAGCCTGATGAATATTTTGAAGAGAATCGTGAAAAGCTACTTGCTATGAGCGAAGATGCTCTTGATTTCATGTTACAGGAAATGGTAGCCGCTCTTGCCGAACTAAAAGAGAAGGCAAAAGAGACTGATGAAGGTGAACGTCAAACATCTGCTGGTGTATTTGATGTTCCAACTGGAAATCGTGTAGATGACCCAGTAGAACGTGCTCGGCTACTAATTCGTGGTAAATGAATTATATAGGAGGAAACAATGTTAGAAGTTAACAAATTTGGTACTGCTCTTCCAGTAATTACTGATGAAGATATTCCCGAAGGTAGCCCAATTACTTTTACTGGTGAATATGCTGAGGATTGGGACTTTGGTTCTCGTGGTGATGTTCCCAAGGTTGTAAAAGCTGGTGAAGGTAGCCTAATGGCTTTTGTAATTATGTTTGCACCAGACAACCGTGAATATCCACTATTCCAGCCAATCCCTCGTTATGACTGGGCACTTCGTGGTGGTTTTGATCAACCTGCTAATGCTCCTTTCCAAGCTACTGTATATCTAACTGATCCTGCAGTAGTAGAAGGTACTCAGGTTGTTCCTTCTGGTACACTTGCTGTTGCTTTAGGTCCTGATTCAATTATTACCGTCGGTACTGATGCTTATGTAGATTCTACTGAGATTAAACCTGGTTCTTATCTAAGCGTAGATTCTGATGGTAAGTTTGTGGGCGTAGGTCTTTCTACTGCTACTCAATTCCAGGTAGTACGTAAGAATGAAGACGGCACTCTAACCCTACGTATCTATGGATAATAAAATAATCGGAGGAGATAAAGATTATGGAAAATAAAGATTTAGAAGTCTATAAGGCATTAGCCGAGGTAGCTAAACAGGATAAAACTAAGTTCGCCGAACTTATTGTAGAATATGTAAATCCTTCTCATATTACTACAGATTTTGTCGGCCTATTGCTAAATACTCGCCAACTAAAACCTGGTGATGCTTTAGTAAAGAAAGTCCGCAAGGGCGTAAAGAAAGTACGTACACTTGTACCTGGTACTGATACTCTTTCTGAAGAACTCGTTGTAAACGAGCGTGTAAATTGGCAGTTAGATGGTGCTTATATTCAAGTAACCGCTAATGAATGGGAACTTGAAAAAGGCGATATTGGTACAGTACAGGAAATTCGTTCTGAGATGCAAGCACGTCTTCGTGACTTTTATCTTGGTAAAGTATTTACTGCTCTTTCCAGTGTATGGAATGCTACTAATACTCCATCCAACTATACTAATGTTGGTGGCCCACTAACTGCAACTGCTCTTGAAGATGCTATTCAGAATATTAACAACACTGTTGGTAGTGTACGTGCAGTAGTAGGTACTCGTTCCGCTCTAACTCCTATTACTAAGTTTGGTGCATTTGTATCAGACGGTTCCAATGTATGGGGTGTAGATGACAACATTCGTGAACTTATGAGCACTGGCTTCTTAGGTAATTATTACGGTGCACCTATTGTTGCTATCCCACAGGAATATGATAACCCTGAAGATTACAATGCTCTAATTCCTGATAACTATGTTCTAGTAATTGGTGAGAATGTTGGTGACTTTATTACTTTCGGTGATCCCAAATGGGACGAGTGGACTGAACGTCAGAAGATTCCACCTCAATGGTATCTACGTGTGTACCAACAGTTTGGTCTAATTATTGACAAAGCTATGGGTATTCACGTAATCGAAGTAACTCCATAAGTTTTAGTTAGATAAAGGGGGAGGAAATTTCTCCTCCCCCTGTATTTTTCATAAGGAGGAAAAAGGAATGGGTGATTTACAAGTTTATGCCGCTATGCAAACTGAGCGTCCAAAGAAAACATATATCAAGTCTCAATTAGGTAAAGTAGTTGTAAAGGTATTAAATCCTTTTGATGAAAAACCAGAGGAAGTAATTCTTGAAGGTGATCCAAGAAAGTACGAAGAGACTTGTTTTGTTGATTTATGGGATGATAAGCAAATTTCATATTTTGAAAAAATGAATAAGCGGCTTATTAGTACTGGATGGATTCATGAGATTTCTCGTGAAGAGGTAGAGCTGAATAAGGAACGCGGTATCTACGCAAATTATACAAAGAAAGATAAGATTGAATTATTTGATCGTTCATTTATGGCATTTAGATCTTTTATCAATCGTGTAAATGATATTGAATTTCTTACTGACCTGATTGAAGTAGGTAAAGAGATTGACGCACCACAATCTTATATCAAGGCAATCAATGGTAGAATTGAATCTCTTGCAATTGCAAGAACACCACAAGAACCAGAACCAGAAGAAGAATACAAGAAACCTACTACTAAAAAGAAGAAGGGAACTAAGAAAGAATGACTTGCTCACAAGTACCATTAGAATCCAATCTCAGTGAACTCATACCACAATTGCGTCAGTATATAGGCGATATGAATTCGGAAGCCTATCAATATACTGACCAATGGTTGCTTAATGCACTCGCTTCTTCTGTAAATTCATTAGCTAGATGGTGGAACTTTAAATATCTTTTGGATGAAGATTGCAATATAATTAGAAATGAGAATTATGTAAAAACCTATAAGTTTGAAGAACCACCAGTAATAGAACCTGGAGATGATTTTATTATTGTTATTATGGCTTCTATTATAATAAAGAGCGGTGTTATTCAAAATAATGTTTGGAATGTAGGTACTTGGAGAGACGCAGAGATTTATTATTCTAATACAGAAGGAAGCAAGGCAGCAGTAGAATCTTTGAAAAGAGATTGGGAATTACTAATGTATTATCTGAAACCACCTTCTCAAAGAGTTGCATTCAAAGCACGCAGAGGAAAAGGTGTATTACTAACAGGATTTAGAAATGATTTAGAGATGAATCCTAAAGACGAACCTTGGAAGGATAACTAAAGGAGGAAGACAATGTTAAATCTAAACGACTTAATTCTACCAGTAGTAGCAGTAGTTCCTGTTATCATGGGCATGGTAGAGTTTCTAAAGAAATTTGGTTTAGACGGTGAAAAGCTGACCGCCGCTTCGTTTGTAGTTGGCGCTGTAATTGCTTTGATGGCTTGGGCTTATGTAGCTTTCCCAGCTACTCAAATTTATATTCAGGGAGCATTTATTGTATTAGTAGGCGGCATGACTGCTTGCGGCTTATATGATTTAGGTAAGAAATGGACAACTAATTAGTACATAGCAGACTACAATAAAAGGAGAGGAATGATGAAAAAGGTACTATGGGTTTCAGACGGATATGTTCCAACTGGGTTTTCTCGTGTAGCCCATAATCTTATTGATAGAGTGCCAGATGACATTGAAGTTCATCATCTGGCTATTAATTATTATGGCGATCCACATAATTTCAAACATAGAATGTATCCAGCATATCCAGGTGGTGACTTTTATGGGATTGGAAGATTACCAAAGTTAGTAAAAAAGATAAAGCCAGATGTCATATTTTTATTCAATGATATTAATGTAATTAGCAAATATCTGACTGCATTATTACAAAATAATATAGAAGGAATACCAGTATATGTATATTATCCTGTAGATTCAAAATATTTGGATCCAGAATATTTCTCTTTATTTCCAAAATATGTAGATCATATTTTTACATATACTGAATTTGCTTTACGAGAGACTAAGAAAGTATACGATATTGGTAAGATTGAAATTTTACCTCATGGTGTAGATACACATTTTCATAAGTTGGATAATGTATCTGAGCTTAAGAAACAAATTGCTGGTGGGGATTACTTTGTAATTCTAAACGCAAATAGAAATCAACCACGAAAGCGCATTGATATTACAATGAAAGCCTTTAGCATTTTTGCTAAAGATAAAGACGATGTAAGATTGTATCTCCACATGGGAGTAAAAGATTCTGGCTGGGATTTAGTAAAACTAGCCAAGAGATATGGGATAGAAGATAAACTAATACTTACGAGTATGTCTCCAGGAATTCAAACAGTCCCAGATGAAGTATTAAACCAAATATTCAATATAGCTGATGTTGGAGTTAATACTTCTGAGGGAGAGGGTTTTGGTCTTACAGCTATCGAAATGGGAAAACTGGGTGTTCCACAAATTGTTCCTAATAATTCAGCGAGTGGAGAATTGTTTGGTGATATTGGTGTTACTGTTGACCCAGTATTGGAAATTGCAGCTCCAGTAACAAATACTGAATTTAGTCTAGTACATCCAAATGATGTTGCAGAGGCAATGAATAAGTTATACTCAGATAAACATTTTTATGATAAAGTAGCTAAGGATACAGAGAACAAATTTAATTCTGATTATTTTGATTGGGATAGAATAGCCAATCAATTTTGGAGTAGATTTTAGAAATGAGAATAACATTTCCATCAAATACAAGAGATGTAATAAACGCTATAAGAGAGGCAATCGGTAGAGATATTACTATTGTGTACAGTGCTGGAGTTACAGAATGCCCAGTGTGTTCTCTTGACCCAGTGAATAATACTTCTACGGATCCATTTTGTCCTGTGTGTTCTGGTAATTATTGGATACCAATTGAAAGCGGACTTGTTAAGAAAGCACACGTATTTTGGAAAAGCGGTCAAGAAGTTGATTGGCTTCCTGCTGGTACAGTATTGGATGCTGATGTTACTGCTCAGATAGAATACTCTGGGAACATGGAAGAAATATTAGATTCAACTAAATACATTCTTGTTGATGGAAATAAATTTGAATTGAAGAAAACAATTTACAGAGGAGTTCCAGAAATAAATAGAGTTATTCTGGTTCTTCAAGAATATGAATCAGAGGAGGACTAAAGGATGGGAAATTATTCAGTCACAATTCAAGGCATTGATGTATTAGGGCTTATAAACGCAATAGATAAAATAAATAGACAATACATCAAAATTACATTGAATAATATTGAACGTGTCCAAAAGGACAACAATTTATCAGAAGATGAAAAATATAAATTAATCAGAAAATATATATTAGATGGATTCAATGATTTATCAAGAACTCTTGTGAGAGTATTCCTAAACGATGAAGATTACCGAAGTTCAGAAGATACTAAGTGATATAGAAACTGCTGTTACTAGAGAAGTATTGCCATCAGTCTCAAAATTAAAGATTGATGGCAATATTGATACTGCACTATATAATCTCGCAAGAGACAAAACAATAGAATATTTATATAATGATCCTGATGAGAAATTATATACGCTCACGAAAGAGTTAGGGAAGTCAGTATTTAAAGATTTAGCTACTGGTACTGAATTTGATCACTATGAAGGGTATCCATACAGAATAGAACAGGTAATGGATCTTGGAGAATTTTATTTTGATATTATTTTATCTGATGGAATTTCAGGAACTTTACTCAGTTCTATAGAGATTGCTGATGATGCTCTTGGTACATTTAGTGACTGGAAAGTAGCCATTCTAGCTGTAAGAGATAGAGTTAGAAAAGATCCAAATCCAAAGTATAAAGATAATTCTGGGTATTTGAAGATATTACCAAAACTAAGATCTGAATACTGGAAAAATGTAGTATATGATTCTGACTTGTATGATGAAACTGCTCAAATGAGACTTGATGAACTACCTATTGATTCCGCCGCGTTTATTTTTGCGTTGGAGCAAGGTACTGGTGGTGGACAGTGGGGAGACGTCTCTGAGGGAGGTTTCCCCCATCCAAGTTATGGGTCAAAGGGAATTTATACAGTAGAGCTTGCAGATAGGTTAACAGAAGCATTATCCTCTATTATTGATTCTATTTTCAGAAAAGCTTATGATGAGTATAAAAATTCATTAGATGTAATATTTAGTAAATATGGAATACAACTAACTGATAGTTTATCTAAAGCTTTAGAGAAAGTTACAGTTGATGAACTAGAGAATATTGCTTCTAGAGGAGCAAGAACTAACATAAATAAGTCTATTGGTGTTATAATTAATATAGGAGAGAGATATTATGAGGTTGTCAAAACCAAAAGCGGGAAATTAGGACTGAGATACTCTCTCCAAAGAAATGGAAGGAAACGATTATGACAATGTTGGTGGAAAGACTACAAGATATTTCTGTAGTTAATTACATAAAAGAAATAGTTCCTGATTCAGTAAAGGTTGTTGATGGATTTCCAGAAAAACCAATAACCGAAAAAGATATTCCAATAATCGCAGTTGAAAATAGAACTGCTGAATTTAACAGACTAGAGTTAGGAACGAATGTTAGCATAGTAACAAGAGGCTGGATCATTTATGTTTATGCTAAGAATAAAACCCAAAGAGACCACTTAGCATATTTAGTTGGTGGCAATTTATTCAAGAATAAAGTTCCTGTATATGATTATAATCAAGGATTTCCACCAGATGTAGACCCAGATCAAATTGGGTGCCTTGAACCAAAACGTGTATCAATAAAAATTCCTCAAATCGATCCAAGCCAGGTTAGTATGTTATATAGAATTGCAGATATTTACTATTCTGCAACTTATAAGAGTGACTAAGGAGGAAATGAAATGACAAGATTAGCAGTTGCCTCTAAAGAGGTTGCCTTACGAATTGTTGGGCCTCGTGACGCTGCTTTCATTCCAAGAGTTCAGCGTGTATCTGCTGAAGAAAATGTTCCTGTAAATGATGTAGACGAATTAGGTAATCCAAACCACGCTGGTATTTCAAAGGATCCTAAAACCTCTACTTTCAGCTTTACTGTACTGGATACTGGCATTAAACTATTTTCAGTACTAACTGGCGTTGATGCAAATAACTATCCAGCTGAAGGTGTATCTACACAGGAACTTGGTGAAGCTGATTTTATTCTCTATATTAAAGATGCTCGTGAAAGCGATTATGTAAAGAGCATTCACACCAAGAGAATGCAGATTCGTGACTTCACTTATAACTTCTCAGTAGATGGTGAAGCTGAAGAAAGTTACACTGCTGTTGGCTCTGAAAAGCGGTATTTCAAGAATGATGTTATCGTAGATAAGTTTACTGATGTTGGTGCTACTTCATTTGCACTAAGTGAAACACCAACTCAACTAAAGAATGGCGATTATATTCTATCAGTAATTCTTGATGGTACTTATCTAGTAAAGGCAGATGATCCTGCTAATATGAATCCAGGTGAGTACAGTTACGACAGTTCAAACAATACTGTAAATACTTACGATGCGCTAACTTCACAAATTCTAATTGTTTATCGTGCAGATCCTTCTGGCGATAACTGGGTTGATATTAGTGATGACACAATGCCCGCTGCAATTAAAGGTGGCGATATTGGCATCGTAATTAGCTCCAATAATATTCCAAGAGTACAATCAGTTACAATTAATGGTAACATGCAGGTACAAGAAGTACGTGAAATGGGTACTCGTTCTGTTGTTGGTTATCAACGACAGGTTCCTTCAGTAGATGGTAGAATTCGTGTACTTGATACTGATACTGAATTAATTGACCTGCTATTATCTGGTAGTGTAAACTCTGGTGATGTTGAGTGGAGCGTAGGTGAAGGTTGTTCTGCCGCTGGTCTAGATCTAGAAATAAAACTTTACGACCCATGCGATACTACTGCAAGTGGTACTGTTCTAAAGACTTACTACTTACCAAGTATTGAAATTGTTGGTGATACCAATACTTATAATGTAAACGAGAACGGTGTGGTTGAATTTCAATTCCGCTCCACCGATGCCAAAGTAATTGTTTACAGTGGTGCTCGTGAATAAAATATCATAGATTAGCATTAAGGGATTTTTTGAGGGGCTAACACGCAAGTAATGTCTATGTGTGTTAGCCTCTATTTAATTAAACTTATGAGGAGGAAAGGAAAAATGATAACACCAGAAAAGAATGATGTTGATGTTACAAAATTATTTCACTGGGGAGATGTGTTCACGATAACATTACCTGGTGGAAATTCTATGGATGTATATGTGCGGGTTGTATCTGATGAAGAAATGAATAAAGCACGGGTGTATGCTCTTAGAAAAGCAAACATCATTAAAGAAGAATTATATAGAAAGAACTCTGACTTACATACAGCATATATGCCAAATATAAATAAAGCTAAAAAAGAAGATATTATAAATATGATATTGATGTATGAACTTCCTAATCTTCAGAAAATAGCAACTCGTGAAACTAATGTTCCATTTCCAAAAGAACCTGATGAAGACGCAAGTACAATTGAGTGGGTAGAGTATCAGAAACAAATTGATGAATATCCAAAGAAATTAGCTGAAGCAATAAATGAAAGATTGAATACAGAAGTAAAACTGCGTCGTCTAGAATTAAGCAAGATGACAAAGGAAGATCTAAAACGTCTTCTTGAAAATAGAGTTACAGAAGTAGTTGTTTCCAAAGAGTTAGAAGAAAGATTTCTTGACGCTTGTGTTTATTATGGAACATTTCAAGATCCAGAATATACAAAGAGAGTTTTCAAATCTCCAGAGCAAGTAACACAGTTACCAGTAAAAATTAGAGATCAATTTATATCTGCATATATGGCAATAGATATTCCTATGGAGGAATTAAAAAAATTGCGAGGAGCAACGCTTTAGCGTCTATGTGGGCAGTGTCTAAAGCGTTGCGCTATCCTTTAGATGTAAAACTAAAAGATATGAATTATATGCCATATACAATATCTTATGTTCTAAGAAAAAGAATGCAGGTAGATTCATATAATGAACTTCCAAAAGAAAAACGACCACCAGAGAAACTAATCTGGGATGGAACTTCAAAAGAAATAGATGAATGGTTTGATACTGTATTTGAAAATACAAAGAAGAAAGCAAATAAAAGCATAAATGACGGAATTGTTATAGACTTAGATTTAGTGGAGTAAACTATGAATGAATTAGAACAATTTGTTTCTATTCTAAATGAAATAGCTGCCGCCGTTGAGAAAGTAAATCCAGCAATATATGATCTAACTAATAGCCTAGCAAATATGGCAAAGAGTTTTACTTCGTCTGAAAAAGGACTGAAGAATTTTATTTCAATGTTAGATCATTATGTTGCTACTATCCAAAAATTATCCAGCGGCGACCAACCAATATTAAATATTTCTAAAGAAACAGTAGCTGATTTGACTACTGTATCTACTGCTTTAAAAGAAGTTCTTACAGATACAGAACGACTTTCAAAAACAAAAGTAACAGGTGATGTATTACAGTCTCTTATTGACGCAGCTACTAAAAGTAAAAAAGAATTAGATGATCTTGAAAAGGGTTTGAGGAATATCGGTGCTAAAGGTAGGCCACAGGAAATAATTGAGATAACAAACCCAAATCAAGGAATTGATGATTTTGATGTTTATGCCCAGGAATTGGAAAGAAAAATTCCTGGTATAATGAATAAGTTAAAAGAAAAATATAATATATCACAAATTCTTGAAGAGCCAAAACATGTTGGTAATGGAATTTATAGGGTTGTAGCTGAGCAAATTGGCGAAGAAGGCCAAGAAGCTAAGAAGGTTGCATTCTATATTGACAAACTTGGAAATGCACATAATAACTTAGCTTATGCTTCCAAACTATCAAAGTCAGAAATTGACGATCTAATTGAGAAATACAAAAGCCTACAAAAAGTATTAGAATCTCTAAGTCTAACTGAAGAGAATATTCTATCTTATTCTAAAAGACCAGATCTTGGAGAAGATGTTCTCAAAGTTCGTCTTGGTGATGAAAAGTCTGGATTTAGAAAAGATGTATTTGTAGATCAAAGCGGACGATATGGTTTTACACAGGCACAATTTGAGAAACAATTCTCTCCAGAACAATTCAATAATTTACTTAAGACATACCCAGAATTAAATAAATTTGTAGAACAACATAACCTTACAGTAGAGAATTTACGTAAAGCATATAAAGATGCAGCAAAGGGTGTAACTGAATTTTCATTTGTGGCTAAGGATGCTAATGGTGTAATAGAAAAACTAAATCTAAGTCTAGACGAAAATGGTAGAGTAGTAGATAGAAGTAAAAATAAAATGGATGAGCAGTCACGTGCTTATTATAATGAAATGAAATCTGCTTATCCAAATATTGATTCTCAACTATTCAATACTTTTGGAAACACAAATACTCTAAGTATACGAAAATTAAATGATGGGATATTCAAAGTTTCTGGGTATAAAGAAGTAAATGGAGAAGTACAGAAACTTACTGTATATATTGATAAACTAGGTAAAGTTCAAGAGAACCTAAATAATGTATCAAGAGTTTCTAGAGATGAAATTGGTGCCCTTGCGGCTGAGTATCAAAAACTAAGACAAAAGGTTTTTGATTATGGATACAGTCTTGAAGATATAAAGAAGATAGAAAAGCTCGAGGGTGGTAATGTTGTAAAAGTAACATTAAATAATCAAGACCTTGGTAAACTTACTCTATACGCTGATAATCTAGACAGAGTAAGTACTACTCTTAGAGGGATGAAAAACCAAATACCAACTTCTTCTCTTGAGGCTCTAGCAAATAAATACAGAGATTTAAACTCTGAGCTTGAGAAGTATGGTGCAACTCTAGAAAATATTACTAAGATAAATAAACGTGGTAATATTACTGAGATTCAGTTTAGTGCTTATGATGAAGAAGCTGGAAGAAATGTAACTAGAAAACTATATGGTGATGCTCAAGGAAGAATAGTTGATGATTATAGACTGGCTTCTCAATTAAGTGCAGAAGAAACAATGCAATTAGCTTATACTTATAAGCAAGCATTTGATGCAGCTGAACAATTTGGAGCTGGTTTATCAAATCTTACTAAAGTAATAAAAGATGAAAAGACTGGTATTACAGAATTAGTATTTGCTATAAAAGATTATAACGGAAATATAAAAGAAATGTCTCTGTTTACTGATGAGGCTGGAAGAGTTGGTTATAGTAAACAGGATTTGGGTGGAAAAGGTTTTTCTGAGCAAGACATGAAGTTTATTGCAGAAGCCTACGACCCAGCGATTAAAAAAGCAGAAGAGTATGGATATAGACTTGAGCATCTAAAGAAAGTACACATTGAGGCTTCTACTGGAATAACAAGACTTACTTTTGCAATGCGTGGGGAAGCTGGGGAGTTAAAGACGCTCACAGTTGCTATTGATAAATATGGTAATGTTCTTAGAGATGTACAAAGAAAATACCAAGGCTTCTTAGATGGAGTAATGCGTAATACAATGGAGGCCGCTAAATGGGCAGTAGCAATTCAGCTAACTTACGCACCACTTCAAAAACTAAATGAATTACTTGAAACTTCTATTGATAATCAGTCGAAGCTTGCTGATATTGCTATTGGTCTAAATATGGAAATGAAAGATATGGGGGGAGTATTTAGAGATGTAGCCGAGGTTGCAAGCTCTACTGCTACACCATTAAATGAAGCCTTGGAAGGATTCTCAGCGGCATATCGCTCTACTGCTGGACTGGGCGATCAAGCAAAGAGAACTTCAGTAGCACTTGATTTACTAAAATCTTCTCTTACTTTATCTAAGTTAGCGGCGATTGATCAGGCAGAAGCAATAGATATTCTTGTAGGTGCTCTAAGACAAGCTAATATTCCACTAGATAAATCAACAGAGATTCTAGATAAATGGATTGCTGTCAGTAAGAACTCACAGGTAGGAATAAATGATCTTGCTGAAGCATACTCTGTCGTAGGTTCAGCGGCTATAAATTCAGGTTTTGATATTGATAAACTAAATGGTATTATAGCAACTCTAGTTGAATCAACCACATATTCTGGTAAAGAAGTTGGTAACATTCTAAGAACTTTCATTTCAAATATACAAACTGATGAAGCACAAAGACAACTAAATGAACTTGGCATTTCAGTAAGAAATCTTACAACAGGTGAGTTTAGAGACTTCTCTGATATTCTTGATGAGATTGCTTCAAAATACTCTGCTGGGTTGATAAGTGATGATAAATTAAAGGAACTATCAAGAACTTTAGCTGGTGGTTCAAGAAGATCTGCTCCATTTATTACAATGGTTACTCAATATGGAAAAGCATTACAAACAGCAGAAGTTTCTTCAGCCGCTTTTGGAGAATCTCAAAAAGCATTAGATACAAAACTTCAAACGGCCAAGTCTTCAATTGTAGAATTAAGTAATGCGTTTCAAGTTTTGGCTGAAACAATGGGGGATGATGGTGGGGTATTAAGTCTATTTACATTGATGACGGACGCCCTAACAGAAATTGTAAAACTTATGGATTCATTTGTAAGTTATACAGGTAAAGCTGGGGTAGCAATGATGACCTTGCTTCCCATGCTAGGGTATTTAAATAGAAGCGGTAGACTTGGTGGATTTGTTGCTCCTTTGAATTCTTATCTTGGAAAAAGATTTGGAACTTCTGGTAAGGTATATACGTCTGAAGGTTGGGTTGAACAGCCAAAATATAAGATTACTCCAAACATGGTAATGACTGGGGTAACTGGAGCAGCATTATTAGCTGGTAATGCTTATCAGTATGCTACAGGGGATGAGTATCAAAAAGAACAAGCAATTGGTAGTACGGTTGGAATGGGAGCTGGAGCACTGTTAGCATTTGCTTTTGGGTCTCCAGAAGCCGCCCCAATTCTAATGAGTGCTGGCTCTGCTATTGGTAATGCTTTTGTAAAGACTGTAAATGAACAAGGTAAGAGTATTGCTGAATCAATAGCTGAATATCAGAATTACTTATCTGATAAAAATAAACAAGAAGAAGAAACTTCCAAAGATTCTGCTAAATCTGCCGAAGAAAAATTTTTCGACAGTTTTGGAACTAGATTGTTAGGTAAGACACTTCAACTCAGCGTAAATACTTTTGGTAAATTATTCGGAGATGAAGACTTAGTAAGAAAATGGAATGCTGGTGGAAGTTACAGATATGGTCTATTAGATCTTGCTGCTCAAGGTGCTTTTGGCGAGGAAAAACAAAGACTTGCTTTAGAGGTATTGGAGGCCGCAAGAGTTGAATCTTCTGAATTCAAGTCAGATAAAATACGAATAGAGAACCCACAAACTGAACTTGAAGTAAAAGCTCGTATAACTAAAGATGCTAATAGTAAAGAGTTTAGTTCTCTTACTGCTGAATTAGAAAAAGAGACTAAGCAAGCCTTCAACGCTGGAACTATTAGTGCTGCTCAGTATAAGAAAGAATTAGAAAGTATTTCAAATCTATCTGAAAGCCTTCCTTTCTACTACACAGTTTTAGGTGATCAACTAAAGCAAGTTGGATTTGATACAAAGACCTCAATGGAAGGTTTGAAGAAATTGTCTGAAGTATATATCAAAGGAACTGAAGACGAGAAGGAAGGTCTTACAACTCTAATTGGAGAGCTCGAAGAAGTAGAAAATAAAATTCTGGAAATGAATAAACAAGGACTTTCTATACCTGTGGAACTAAAAATGCAGGAGAAAGACCTGAAACAACAAGTAATTGACTATACAAATAGAACACTAGAAAATATTCATGTAAGAAACTTTAAATCTCCTCAAATAATCAAAGCTACCGATCTTACAGAAGAACAGGCTATGGAAGCATACGAACTAGCAAAGAAGAAAATGGAGGAGAAAGGTAAGAAGCTAGAAGAAGTTGGCGCTCTTACAATGGATGAGTGGATTGCCTATGTAAATAATCTTCAAGACATGTTTGCTGAGTTCAATGATGGCCTATTAAGACTAAAAGGAATTGAACGCTGGGCTTGGGATTCTTCAATTCAAGAAATGGAAGATATGGGGAAGATAAAAACTTCCTCAACAAGCCAGTTCAATATTCAGAGCGTTGATTTTACTTCTGCAAGAGCTGGAGAGTTTCAATCACTAGTAACTTATTTTGAGAATTATTTGAAAACAAACTTTCCAGAATATAAATTAAACCCACAGGATGTTGGTATAATCTATCAAGATTATGTTACGGATGTATTGCATGCTGATAATCTTGCTATTCAAATGGCATTAAATAAGATGTTGGAGATAGAACAGAAACAGCTTGATGGTATTTATAATCTACCACAAGGTTCAAGTTTCTATGTTCCATATCAGGCTTGGGCAATGCAGTTCAATGCACAAGGTGGAGGTGGTGGACTTCCAAACGTTTCTGCTACAAGCACTGATACTGAAACTGTAGTAAAAGAGGTTCAGAAAGATAATGCTGAGATAGAAAATGCTTTATCTGAATTATCTGGAATACCTGAATGGGATAGAATGCCTTCAGATTTCATTTTAGTTCCTAAGAAAGAAGCAGTTGACACATCTAAATTGCCTATTGAACCTTATGAGTCAAAGAAAGATGTAACAGGTGAATATGAAACAACAAATTCACTAATTGAAAGAATATTAGGATTACTTGGAAATGGTGTATTATTATCACTAACAAATATTCTTCCAAATAATTATGGTGGAAACCTTAATGAACTAGAACCAAAATCTAGCCAGAAAATGTTTGAAAAACTATATGATCTAGACAAAACTGCTGAAGTTAACTTTAATCTAGAATTGACTTCAAAACAAACAATAATGTTAGATGGTGCTGTATTAGCACAAGTTGTATCTAAATACTTAGGTAATGAGTTGCTAATTAGTTCAAGAGGCGGAAGCATTAATAAATCAGTAGAGGTGATATAGTATGTGGACACTAAATGGAATAAGAATTTTTGTTGACGGTGTAAAACCAAAGAAAGAACTAATATCTGCTGAACTAAATCCAATTGGTAACACAGAATCTACTGTGCATGTGTTTGGAGCCAAGTCTAGAAAATATTCCATAACTGGAAGATTTGTTGGCTTGGACACTGAAGAAGCATTAGTTAATGTAGTAAATTCTGGGCTTCCAGTTTTGCTATCTGGAAATCAAGGATTTGTTAGAAATGTGTTAGTTCAGAATTTTGAATACGATTGGGAGAATACAATTGCCCAAACTTTTGATCCAACACATGATTGTACTGACCCAGTATTCAAATTTTCATTTGAGGCTATAGAGCAATGACTGTAAAACATTTGGAATTAGAAGCTGATTACGTTGATTCAATAATTTCTTATACATTCTCAGGAGGGTATGATGGGGGTGCATATACACTCTCCTTTGAATGTATTGACCACAATCTTTCAATTGGGAATAAAATAGAAGTTCGTGCTGGGTATGATGGAAATCTTGAGAGAGTATTTACAGGATACGTAAAACAAATTTCATTCAATATTCCAAGTAGAACTTATACAATTACCTTGTATGATGAACTAATAAGAGCGGTGGATTATTTTATTGCTTCGTCTACTCCAGATACAGCATACAAGATAAAAAACATTTCAGCAGAAGCCTTAGTTGGTGATGTTCTTTCTATGGCTGGGATTACTAACTATGGGTATGAGACTACTTATTTTACTTTTGGTGTAAATGGTGAGGGAGAAGTAAATCTCACAGGGGCGTATGATTTTGTCCACGGGATTGCTGATTTGCTTGCTTGGCATATCTATGCTGATAAAGACGGAAAAGTTTGGTTTGTAGATAGAAAACCTTATATCGTAGATGATGATGTAGCAAAGTTAACAATAGGAAATACTGTATTGGCTGTTAGTCCTTATACTATTTCAGATAGGGACTTGCGTAATAGAATTGTAGTTTATGGAAATGGTGTGTATGCTGAGGCGAAGGCAGATTCACCATATCTTCCTACTGGGTTTTATAAGTCTGTTGTTCTATCAAGTCCATATATTGATGATCAAACTTTTGCACAAAAGTCTGCTGACTATAACCTTGATAAACTAAACAAACTTACAGAAGAACTAATGATAACAATTGAGGGAATACCAGAGTTGTATCCATTGGATGTAATTGAACTAAATAATCCAAATCTACCAGATGAACTAAATTCAAAATGGCTGGTGTATGCAATGGAAACACGATTTGGTAATACAGGGTTTATCCAAGACGTAACCTTGAGGAGATAAACATGTTAATAATAGGAGAGGCTTATAAAATTCTACATAATGATATTGATATTACAAAGCATGTAATATCATTTTCGAGGACTGCTTCTATCTGTGATGGCGAGGAAACGATAAATTTAGAAGTAGTTGAGTATAGTAGTTTTAATATCTTTGATACAATCAAGATATATGAGTATGGAAATTTAGTAAAAACATTTTATATAGATAGTATCTCTCGTTCAGTACCAAATGATACACTAAATGTAACCGCTTCTGATATGAAGCGAATTAGAGATTACTTCATTGCTGATAACTATATCGTAGATTATCCATCTACTCCCAGGTATTGGATTGAGAAATTTATTACTGAAGCGGGGGGTACAGTAGTATTTACTACTCCAGATAGTGGTGGGTATTTATCTAATAATACTTCTTTAGGGATGACAACGCTAAAGGAGCAATTAGTTTCCTTGCTACAACTTGCTGGCTGGTATATGAGAACAGACGAAGTAGGAAATATTGTTATAGGTTCTCTCGAAGCCAGTAGAACAAATTACAAACATATAAACAGAGCACTTAGTTTCACAAGAAATAAGGATGATTCTATTCTTAGAAATAGAGTTGTTGTGTGGGGGAGTACAATCCCAGAAAGACAATTGTGGGTATATGCTGATGTTAGTAAGCCTACAAATTGGGATATTGATGGTAGAGATAAAAGAACTGTTGTAATAGCAAACTCAAATATTCCAACTGTTGGAACAGCATACAGCATTGCTACTAAAGCCCTAGATGAATTTTCTCATATATTAGACACAAAGACACTTACCTATGATGGGGTAAGTGGAATGAAACTGGGAGACACAGCCTTTATAGATTTACCATTCTATAAAGGATTTGCAATGTTAACTTCCTATACTAAGGAAGTATCTCAAAAAGGTGCTATTGAAACTCTGATATTTGACGAATTTTGCCCAAGATTATTTGCATACTGGGGTTGGGGTACAGATTATGTTTATGTAGCAACAAATAATGGAATTTATAGAAAATTAATGATTACAAATTCTGGAGACCCTTATCAATGGTATGATTATAATGCTGGGCTACCAGAAGATGATAGAGATACTCTACAGGTTAAAGTTAGCAATGGAATACTTACTACTGTAACTTCTGGTGGAAATGCTTATCATACGCAAGTAATTTATAACTATTGGACGCCAATTACTTATAGTGGTAAAGCAATTTCTACTGGTATTTCTAACGGAAATATTTATGTAGCATATAATTTTGAGGATGAAGAAGAATATCAAATAGTAGAATATGATGTCTGGGGAAATCTCAATACAGTAATAACTGCGAGTGGCGGTGAGGTATTTGATTTAGATGCTTTAGATTATGTTGCTTATGTGGCAAGAGATGATTCAGAAAGTGTTTATTCCCCAATATTTGGGTGGTTATTTGGTGAACTCCCACAAGATGGCGATTATATGCTTACGGGTAACCGTTGGTCTCCAAGGTCTAATTTTATTTCAACTTATTCTCGTGATGTTGATTATATAACTATTTCCATCCCATCTATGGTTGTTGCTTCATATTGTGGTTATCATTATTATGTTCTTGGTAATGTATTATATAGAAAAGGAAATGATGGAACAGTAGAAAGTGTAACACTAACTACTGATAGTGGATACACGGTTGTAAATGTTCATTTATCTAAAACTGGACAATATGTATACCCAATAATTACAAACAATGACGTTGCTATTTTATATAAAGTAAACACAGAGAATTTGGAAATTGTTGATAGTATTGAAATACAATCAAAAGTATCTTATCAAATAAAATCAACTATGCAAGGAAACGAGATAGGGATTATTTCAGAGACTTCAATTACTGATGAAATTGTTTATGAATATTATCTGATAGATGTTGATTGGATGGAAATAAAATATCAAAATGAGATTGCCCGTGCAGATGATGATGCCTATGGAACTGATGGCTGTGGAATTGGTGGAAAAAATGGTCATTTTATTGCTTGGGTTGGATACATGGATGTCGGAGGTGACGGAGATAATCACTTCATAATTGACTATTTCAATAGAGATGGTTCATATAGACTTTCATATGTAAATGAATATCTCATGAATTATGTGGATAATGCTGTATTCGATAGAGATAATAATAAATTACATGTTATAAATAGTTTGATAATTACAGATGACCGCGGATTTACTCTAGATTTAAACACAGGTCAACTACATGAAGATAACATGGTATGGTTGACAAATGCTCTTGAATCAACATGCAGTTCAGAAAATATTTCTCTTTTCAATGTATATACATCTGACGGCAAGGTCTATATAGAAGTGATATGCAAAGACGGTTTCACTAAAATATACGACAAATCTGGGAATGTAATTTTTGAACATGGTGGAATAGACTCAGAAGATTATAAAGATGTTAAAGGATTTGATACAGACAAAATATTATATTTAGACACAGACGAAAATGGAAATTACTATCTTACAGCGATTGGAACTGGGATACAAGTTCCAGTTATTAGGGGCAGTTTTTATAAATTTATAGATGGAATGATTAAGTATGGATATTACTATGGTAATTGGAGGATGCAAATAATTATCCCATCAAAATTTCAATGTCTTGGTGATTCTGGTTGGAAGTTATATCATGTTGACTCAGAAAGTAAAGAAGTAACTAAATTATTATCTCTTCCAGGACCCTATCACGTAGTCGCTGGGAAATCAGCAATCTATCTATATCCAGAAGAACCAAGTCCAACTTATTATGGTACTAATTCAGTGAACAATGAGACCGTTGTAAATAACAATTTCAATCTAGTAACTTTTCCAAGAGAAAGTGAAATAAATTCTGATGAAGAAACTTTCCAGAGAAAGACATTTGCTATTGCATCTAATAATGAAATTCTCACGGTAGCAGATACTTATGATATAATTAATAATGAATACTATACAATAGCCAGCGGAACAGTTGAAATACCAATTTCTGGGCTGGTATTAGAAGTTACTAATTACACCATGAAATACAATGAAACTTATCCAAAGATGTTCCTAAGCAACGGGAAAGACGTCGTGTATGAAAATTATCTTGGTCTCACAAGTTTTGATGATGTAACAGAAAATCTTTTAGATTTTGAATTTGATACAATATACTATATAGCAGTGGATGATGACTTATGAGAAATTTAGAATCCGTAATACCACAACTGATTGATAATGTAAAACGAGAAATACTTGCGAGGCCATTATTTCTTGGTGGAGTATCGGGTGAAGATGGTGGTATTGGTGGCCCTCCAGGCGGATTTATAGGGCAATTACCACAAACAAGAGTAGCCTTTGATACTACCGAAGCAGAAGATAATACTGTACTTGAATCTGGCAACAGTTTACTTACAAATCTTAATAGAATTCGTTACAGAATAAAATCTAATGAGAATTCTATATTAGATATACATTCAGATATTTCTAATATCAATACAGACATTGATAATTTAGATACAAGAATTACTTATATAGAAGACAATGGAATAGGGGGAATTGAATCCATTTCTTTCAATGGGGAAGTAATTGGCTCAGGTATTCGTAACATTGATTTTTCTGGAGATGTAGTAGTTACTGTTGCTGGTGATAATGCTTATGTGTATTCTCCAGAGTTCACGCAAGAAATTTATTCTGGATTGACTTCTGATAATATAGAACTACAGCGGGAAATTTATAAACTTGCTGGAGTTTATAAAAATGGAATTATGTTGTTACCTGGTGATGATGTAACTTATTCTGGAAGCACAGTTTTATTGGACGTTGATTATACAGATACAGACGTATTTATAATAAATTACTTTGCAATGAAAGATACTGCTGTTGGATATGGTACTTCACCTTACGGTACTAATCCATACGGGTTGTAGGAGGAAATAAATGGGTGAAAACACCACAAGATTATCTCTCTATAAACCAGCAATTGGTGAGGAGAATTGGGGGGATACGTTTAATAATAACTTGGATACATTGGATAATTCTGCCGATTATCTAAATGATATTTATGCTTGTAATCCTTTACTAGCACCAAATGATAACTGTGATATAGTAAAGGAATATTATCCAAATGAAATATTTGATGGTATAATTTTAGCAAGTGGTACTGAAGTAACTTATGAGTATTTGAATTCTAGAGGAATTCTAATTACGGTAAGTGGGCTTGGTGGTAATGTAGGAACAGATAACTGGACACATGGGGGAATATTGTATCCTCTATCACAAACTTCTGGAGATATTACTATTGTCACACATATACAAGTAATGTCCGATAGAAAAGAATTAGATGCAACTGGTTCAGAAGTAGCGATTGGTCCAGCATTCTTTAATGAAAATACGGGTGAACTTTGGGTAGCAGGATTTGTTCTTACCGAATATGAAAATGTTTTACTCGTTGCTGGCGGATACAGCGGAGATGCAATAGAACAAGATTATATAAGTTGGTATCTATTTTACGATTCTCCAAATATACGTGGAAAACTAATTGATGATGGTAACTATTATTTATCTGTTGCTGGGTCACATACTGGAGAATTATGGAATAATGAACCAACTCCAAATAGTTATGAAGATATGCCCTATATGGAGAACTATCCTACGCATGTAGGTATTGCCGCAATTACTGTTGACAATAGTGGAGAAATATCACCAATAAAAATTTTGGTAAAAACGTTTAGGGTAAATTGTGACCCTGAAATATCTTATACTTATAAATAATAAGAGGTAGATAATGGACAATTTTTTCATAGAAGTATTACATGAAGTAACAAAATCAAACGAGGCGTTTGCTGTGATAGTGGCAATCGTCCTTATCTACATTCTCTTAGTTGAACTAAAGAAGATTGAAGAGTTACTAAAAGAGATGAAAGTAATGTTGAGTTACATTTCAAAGACGCAGGGGATTATTTTAAGAGATAATCTACCTAAGAAAATCGTGTTCGGTGAGGAGAAAGACGATGAATAACTTTGCAGATAGCATGTTCTATCTCATTATAATTGGTATTCTAGTTGGAATACTAGTAGATGAGAAACGTATGAAAATTGCTTTAGCATTAGTTTGCACATTTATATTTATTATAGTAATAGAAATAACAAAAAACTTTTCATTACCACAATATGAATATATATTGGTATTGATAACACTTAGTTATGCTTTACTATTTTCAGTTTCGATATTTGCTGGAATTTTACTGAATAGAGCCGCAAGACATAAAGCAATAAAATCTATTCATAGAGGAGAAGAGAAATGACTATTATTTACAAAGATGTTTACGGAAATGCTCCAGTAGCAATTGAAAAGGCCGATGAGATACATTCTTATGATGTAACTCTAAATGGTACTTATACGTTACCTAATGAAGAGTGCATAGAGGTATTTATTCAAGGTGACGATACTTTTAGTTTTGGTAGCCAAGACTTACAAAATATTATAGTTGCTTCTGGTAGTACATTAATTCTTGATATTTCTAATACAAACATTATAACACTAAACGGAAATACTATTATTCATGTAACAGTTCTAAAGTAAAGGAGAGTGAGACATGAGCCAAATAGTTAGACCCCCTTCAAACGGTGGTGGAGTAGTAGAAGAGACTGACCCAATCTATTCTGCTGATAAAGATAATCTAGCGCTAACTGATTTATCCAATGTAGAAGACAGCACTGTATTAGATAAAGTGAAAAATGTAGATGGTACTGACAGTGGATTAGATGCTGATTTAGTAGATGGCAAACAAGCAAGTGATTTTGCTAATGTTGATTTGAGTAATGTATCTGACAGTGATATTCTTACAAAGATAAAGAATGTTGATGGAGATGGAAGCGGACTTGACGCAGATACATTAGATGGGTTGCAAAGTATTGACTTTGTGAAAGTTGTAGACTATGATGATGAAGATGTCCTTGCAAAAATTAAAAATGTTGATGGTGAAGGTAGTGGTTTAGATGCGGATACGGTTAGAGGATATGCACCACCCGCAAGTGGCGATGCCGCTGATAACGAATTAGTATTGGGTAGTGATAGTAGATTATCTAATACTGGTAATGGGATGGTGAAATTATATGAAATAACGCTTACAGAAAATGCTTCTTCTATTGAATTTGATATTGATACATCAGATTATAAAATAATTCATCTATATTCCTATGCCGCAACTACTAGAACATCTGCTAATTATGACACTATAGTGTTAGAATTTAATGGAAATACTAGTTCCATTGTTAACCATAGATATTGGGATAGAAACTCAAGCGGTGAATATACTGGAGCAGATACACTAACAGGTGCAAAATTTATGTCTGGTGCCAATGGGCAATTTGGTGCTACTCATGTTGTTATCGGGAATTATGGAAAAATAGTAGTATCATCTTTTGGTGCAAATTATTACTTATTGTATATGGAGGGCGCTACTACAGGTCAAGATGCCCCAGTAACTCACATGAGATTTTATGGTAATAATGGTGATATTGTTGCTGGAAGTACATTTATAGTTTACGGGATGTAAAGGAGTAATTTATGAAATTACTTGTAGGAATGGTAACTTATGGACAGGTAAAATATACAAGAATGGCATTAAAATACTTATACCAAAATACAAATACGGAATTTGATTTCATAGGTGTAGTAGGAAAACCAGGGGATACAGATACAATAGAATTATTTAGAGATAATGATTTGATATATATCATACATAGCGAAAATAAGGGTTTTCCTGCTTCTTTGAATGATATATATGAATATGGGTTTGTCCAGAATGATTATGACTATGTAATAATTATGGGAAATGATGTTTTACCTTATCCAAATGCTATTGATTATTTAGTTGAACATGCTGAAAAAACAAAAAGTGATTATGTATCCTCTCAAGAAATCAGCATAGACAAGATAAAACGAGAATTACCCTACACACAGAGATTGTTTGGGTATGGAAAGAAATTTTTGAAAGATGACTTTCCAGAATTTATGGACTATAAACCTCCAATTACAGATATGGCGTATAATCTAAGTAATTATAAAATAATTGGAGATACGCATAATCTATCTTTATTTAGTAGAAATTGGTTTAATAGTGTTGGATACGTAGATGTGAATTTTTATCCAGCATATTTTGAAGACAATGACTACGCCCGTAGGGGGCAGTTATTGGGAATGAAAATGTATCAACTCCAGCGAGCAAAGTATTTTCATTTCTGGAGTAGAACAATAAAAGAGGACGTAGAGAAAAAACAAGAAAATGATTTTTATTTTCCATTGAATAAGAAATATTATAAAGAAAAATGGGGTGGAGAGCCTGGCAAAGAAACTTATACGTTGCCATTTAATGGAAAACAAAATATAATGTGTGGTGTCTTTATACCACCAAAACTAAAGATAGATGATAGAATTTACGAGGAAAGGATTATAAAATGCTGGAAACAAAAACGTGTATAATTGCGGCTAATGGTCCATCTTTAAACAAATATAATTATGATTTAGTAAATAAGTTTCCATTATTTATTATGAACAGGGGGTATTTGAAGAAAGAACTAAAGCCAAAATGGCTAGTAGTAGTAAATGATTTAGTCATAAAACAATTCAAGGATGAAATATTATCCCAACCAGTAGAAAAGATTTTCTCCTGCCCTTGTATTGGAAGGCATGAGAAAGTATTTCCTCTAAAGTTTACTCCAGATATTCCAAGTTTCCAACCTGATATAACTAAACCAATTTGGCAAGGACACACAGTAACCTATGTTACTCTACAAATTGCTTACTGGATGGGATTTGAAAAAGTCATTCTTATTGGATTAGACCACAATTACCCTAGAGCCAAAGGAAAACCAAATAATAAATTAGTCATATCTAATAGTGAAGATATAGACCATTTTGACAAAAATTATTTTGGTAAGGGAACTAAATGGCACTTACCAAATTTAGAAAGAAGTGAGTTAGCATATAAATTAGCCCTCGAATATTATACGAAACATGGAAGGGAAATTATAAATGCTACTCCAGAAAGCAAATTAGACGTATTTCCAAAAATGACATTGGAGGAGGCAATAAAATGAAACTAGCATTAGATGTTTCTAAATGGCAAGGTGCTCAGCCTATAGTAAATAGAAAGGATGAAATCGCTGGAGTTGTAATTAGAACTTCAGATGGCGTTTATGTTGACCCACTATTTGAAGAAAATTTAGTTACATACAAAGAGTATCCTATTTCTTTATATCACTATACTAGAGCAAATTATAATGTAGATGCTCAAATTAGTCTTGTAATGGACGCTGTTGAAAAAGCAACAAAGACTTTAGGTTATCAGCCAACTGTTTGTTTAGATGTAGAAGATAATAAAGGTGTAGCAATTGTTGGTAGAGGTACGGCGATTAAACGTTTGTATGAAATGGCTACAAAGTTAGATGACGAACTAAAACAGCCAACATATATCTACACTTCTAAGACAAAGTGGGAAGCATATTTTGGAAGTTATGAAATACTTAGATACAGAAAAGAATATAATTACCTAACAGATAAATACCTATGGGTTGCTGTTTACTTCACAAATGAGATATTAGATAAAGCCAAATTTGAATACTATCTTGAACTGATTGAGGGTGGTACAAATTACTGGTCTGTTCCAGAAGGTAATTGGAAAGAAGTTATCATGTGGCAATTTGGTCATACAAACGCCATTCTTGCAAATTATAGAGATGTAGATGTAAACATAGTTTATAATAACTGGGCGTTTGAACATGGTACGCAGGGTGAAGAACCACCACAGGAACCAAGCCTTACAATAGAGGAAAGACTACGAAGACTTGAAGAAATTGTGGCTAAGTGTTGCCCAAATGCTTGACAATTTTAGGATAGTGTGGTAGAATATGGCGCAGGTGAGAAACTTGCGCCATATTTTGTTTGAGGAGGTAGTAAATGTGTAATGAGCTGGTAAATGAAATCAAAAAATTACGTGAAGCATTGTCTCCTGATGGTGAGTATTCTATTAAAAGAAAAGACGGTCAATCTATGGGGCTGGGCGATGCGTTGTACTTGGGAGAGATTATGAGAAAGATTGATGAAATCCTTGACAATCTGGACGAAGTGTAGTATAATGTTTGCAACAATCCAGGGTAGCACAATTGGAACAGTGTCCCCGCCTTGTAAGCGGAAAGATGTGGGTTCAAGTCCCACCCCTGGAGCTAAAACCCTTGACAAAGCGGATAGGTTGTGGTATAATTGCAAATGTAGTTGGTGGTGCAAATCCCTCTCGACGAACCTTTCACTCTGAGGTAGCACAACAGGCAGTGCAGGCGGCTGTTAACCGCTGGGTTGCAGGTTCAAGTCCTGCCCTCGGAGCAAGTTTTATAAAAATCCTTGACAAATTAGAGAGAGCGTGTTATAATTGAAGTTACAATAATAGAAGCACCACTTCCGCAAGCAATAAAAACATTTCTATGGCAGAAGTGCAAATCATGTGGTGCTGGTAAATAGATTATAAATAGACTATGGGGCACTTCCGCAAATATTATAAAGCATTGGTATTGTAAACCAACCCCGCTAATTGTGCTCCAGTAGATTGAAGATATATAATTAGTGCCGCATTTCAGCAAACATCTCGCCCTTCCTGGCATAATGGACTTGCGGCACTGTATAGTTTTAGTACTTTGTAAGTACCTTTTCAGCAATTATTATAACCAACATATTGCTTGTGGTAGAGCAAAGGAGGTACTGATATGTGGAATGAAATCAAAAGCGAAAGTACAGACCGTATTCGTAATGGATTTGGACGAACCGAGAACGGCGCCCTAACCTATAATTCTACGGGCAACCATGTTCTAGATCTGTTTTTCAAAATTCCAGCAATGCGCTCCGCGGAAGTAGATAAATTATGGGAGATGTTTGATCGGGCATGGAAAGATGATCCCTATCTTACTATTCGTGTAATGCTATGGGTGCGTGATGCCCGCGGCGGTGCTGGTGAGCGTCGAGTATTCCGAGAGTTTCTAAAGTGGCTTGAGATTAATAATGCTATTACTGAAGATGTTTTTTATCGCATTATTGATAAGATCCCTGAGATTGGGCGTTGGGATGATATGTTTGTACTGTTTCCTGACAAGTGGTTTTGGAAAGTACAACGTGGTCTTGAGCTACAAGATGGACTTTTAGCAAAATGGCTTCCACGGGAGAAGTCAAAGAAGTGGCCTGGGTTGGCCAAAGTAATCGCACGCAATCTTGGATTAACAATGCGAGAATACCGTAAGCTAATCTCGAGTTTGTCTAAGACTGTTGAACAACAGATGTCTGCTAATGAATGGGATAAAATCAATTATTCTCAAGTCCCATCTATTGCTGGGATTCGTTACCGAAATGCTTTTCTCCGCCATGATGAATATCGTTATCGTGAATACATTGAAAAAGTAAAACGTGGCGAAGAGAAAATGAACTTATCGGTAGCATTTCCTTACCACATTACTTCTCAGATGATGGACTCACGACTAACTACAGATGAACTAAATGTATTATTGACGCAGTGGGAACAATTACCTAACACATTAGAGAAAACAGATGGGTTTATTCTACCAATGGTTGATTTATCTGGAAGCATGAAGTCAAAGATTAGTGGCAATCTTTCGGCTCTTGACGTTGCAGTTTCTCTTGGTGTGTATATTGCGGATAAGCAACCTGCACCTTGGAATGATATTGTTCTTACTTTCAGCGAGAACCCACGGTTACTGCACATTCCTGGAAATGTTTACCAGAAGGTGAAAACATTATTGGAGAACGCAGAAGTAGCAAACACCAACTTGCAGGCGGCATTCGACTTAATTCTATCTTATGCTAAAGAACATAATCTTAAACAAGAAGAAATGCCAAAGTATCTGCTAATTATCTCCGATATGGAGTTTGATGTGGCAACATTTGGGTATTCTTATTTCAGTAACCGAGTTACCTTCAAATGGGATAAAACTAATCATGAAGTAATGAAACAAAAATTCTTGGCGGCTGGGTACGAAATGCCAAAAATTATTTACTGGAATGTTATGTCTCGGAGCACTGGAAATCTTCCAGTAAGGGAGCATGAAAGTGGTGCAGTGCTTATTTCTGGGTACTCTACTGAGATTATGAAACAAGTAATGGAATTAGATGAGAGTTTATTCAATCCTATTATGTTGATGTTGAAGGTTATTGGTAATCCACGTTACGACTTTTAGCTTTCACCTCCTTGAGTAGAAGAGAAAGAGCGGCTATAAGGGGCACTTCCGCAATACATTTATACTAAATTCTTGAAAATTTTAGTAAAAGTGCCCCTGTTCCATGCCCTGGTAGCTCAACGGACAGAGCAGGTGCCCTCTAAGCATCAGTGTGTGGGTTCAAATCCCACCCAGGGCTCTTGTAGACTAATAACAAATATTCCTGAAAGGAGGGTATAAGTGAACCTGTATACCAAGTTGTACAATGACGCAGAAAATATTAAACGTGGTATTTCAGCATCAATCTTATCAAAAATCCACCTAAATCTTGGTAGAGATCATAGCGTCTTTATTTATGATAAGATTATTGCTGATGTTCAGTTACCAGCGAGCATATATGACTTTATTTATGAGCTTACGGGAAATGTCAATATTTACCCTGGATTTACTGTAAAGCGAAGTTCTTTATGTTCTGTGCTGGTAAACGCTAGTGTCTACACTCTTAAAGACAGCGAACCAATTAATCTTATCTTTACCCTTCCAGCAATTTTAACTGGAGAGTGCAAATGAAGAAATTAATATTTCTAACTTTTCTACTTCTTATTGCTATGCTTGGAGCTCTTACCAGCAAGAAAGAAACTTATGTTGTATGCGACAAACAATTTGTACCTGAACATTATGTAGATACATATTATACTGTATTTGTTGGAGGAGAGCAGAAGAAGGTTACATCGGTACATATTATTCCAGATACTTGGTACTTAGTCGTATGTGATGATAAAGGTATTTTAGGAAAGTTTGAAGTTCCTTATGAAAAGTTTTCTCAATATTCTATTGGAGATATGTATGCATCTCTTAAGACCCCAATTCCTATGGAGGATAAATAATGGACTGTATCATCTACTGGAGCGGAGATAAATATGCATTAACTTCTGCATTACTCCCTGTTGAGCCTATTGCGTTGGAAGATAAACAATTACTATCACAATTAGACGGTATTGGACTTGTTGTTACAGTACGAAATTCTGGAGTTATTCCTGTGGTTGATCAGTCAAAGGCAACAGGTCAAATTGTATCCACAAATCTTGAAGAATTGCTTGAGTTATGTCCTTCTGATGCTACAGTACATGTTGTTGACCAGTATGGAAATGTAGTTATCTATCTTCCAGGAGAAGAAGATCCAATTACTCTGGAGGAATACTATGAAGTATGAGCCGTCTAATAAGGACAAAAGTCTTTTGAAATTAGCGGCTACTGTTAGCACACATTCTACGCACCATCGTGCAAAAATAGGTGCTGTTATTGTAAAGAATGGTAATGTAGTATCAATGGGTTTTAATAAAGATTCAAAAACGCACCCTATTATCTACAGTGTAAGGTCTAAGAAGACGCATCATATTAGGTCTATACACGCTGAAATGTCGGCGCTAATCGCGGCAAGAACAGATCTTACTGGAGCTACTATTTATTTGTATCGTGAAAAAATAGATGATGTAACACATGAAGTTGTAAAAGGAATGTCAAAACCCTGCGAAGTATGTCAAGAATTACTTAGAAAGGCTGGAGTTAAAAAAGCAGTTTACACTACTGATACTGATGAATATGGTGTAATCTATCTATAAAGGAGGATATATGCTAGTACAACATAAAAATAAGGAATATGAAATCGAGACTGTTGACGATTGGCGTGAGTTTCTATTCACTGCAAAGCCAAGTGAGAGTTTTGTGGATGCTATCATTCTTGATTTACCTGAAGAGTATTTTAGTGTGTATGTTGACGAATATCTAAAACTAGAATTGTAAGGAGGAGTGGAAATGAAAACACTCATAGAGGCCGTCGTAGGCAGGAAATTTACGGTTGTAAGAGATAGTGATAGGTGGGCAAGGACGAAGGAGCATGATAGCTTGGTTCTTAATCTTGAGGATGGCACCTTCTTCTGGAATAGCGAGGGTATCTACGGCGGCCCCTATAAGTGGCTCACAAGGGTAGAGAGTCTTTCTCACAACAACGCAGTAAAAGTATTAGAAGAGCTATCAAAGAGATACCCAAGTAATTATCATGTGCAGTTTCAAAAGGGAAATACAGTAGTTACTTACCCAAGACTTGTAGACATATTCTGGGAGAATGGGAAGGCATTTAGAGAGTATTGGTACACTCGTTGCCTAACAGATGAAACTATTGATAAGTTTAGACTGGGATTTTTTGATGGTTGGTTTACGGTTCCAGTCTTTGAAGAATATACATTAAAGAACATTCAGATGCGAAGAGACTTCCCTGAGAAAAAAATTACTAAATGGTATTCTGGTACTGGAGTTTCTCTTTGGGGAGATGATGTACTAAAAGATAGTAATTGGGTAGTGTTTACAGAAGGACTTGTAGACGCTATTCTACTTAGACAATATAATATTCCATCTATTACTACTGATGCAGGCAGTGGTGGATGGAGAGAAGACTTCCTGGTGAAATTCATTCGCCAAGAATTGATTTATATTGTCTTTGATAATGATGATGCTGGGAGAAAAGGTGCTAAGAGATTAGCCAGGAAATTAGGAGCAAATCGGTGTAGAATTATCACATTCGACGGGTTTAGAGATAAGTATGATATTGTAGATTGGTTTAGAGACGGAAAAACTGACAAGGAATTTTTAGATTATATATCCAACAATTACTATATGATTGAATAAAAGGAGAGGTAAAATGAAAGATTACCTGGAAAGTTATGAGTACTTGAGTGCAAAAATTTGGACACAAATGCAACAAGCAATTGATATGTTATATATTTATAAAAAGTATTATCTCCATGATTCGCCTACAGTACATGAAATTAGAGACGCTTGGGTTAAAGTTTCTGGTGATAGTTATGTGGACTGGATTGATTATACAAAAATGGAAGAAAAGAAAGTTGCAGATTTACTTCATAGTAAGTTGCACCCAGGCAAGCGCATTACATTCGATGACGATTTTATTGTAGGTATCTCTAAGGCTGTTGACAATATAATTGGAGCAATAGGGTCTAATAATGTGAATATTCTTATGAAACCTGGGAAGACAGAATACATTATTGAGAATGATAATGTTAAAGTTACTTTAACATTGGAACAAAAGGTGGAGCAATGAACCCTGTACTAGAAGAATTCAATGAATATGAAGAAGATATTAAACAAATTTGCTTGGCATTTGCTGTTATCGAAAACACAATTATTGATAAATGGACGGCGTATAAACTGTGGAGAGCATATTCAGATTCAATGGCGTGTGGCTGGTGCGGTCTCCCTGATAGTAAAGAGGACATTGTAAATTTACTCTATCCATATTATGAAGAGGTAAAAGAGAATGCTATCTGAAAAGTGTTTCTATTCAGTATGTGAGAATGATGTTATTAAATTTCATAGTTTTGTAGACGGAACTACGATTGTACTTGTTGATTATATGGGAAACAGTTATCGTGTAGTTGAAGCTGCACGAGTAAGTTATAATCTTAATGATCGTAGTAAAGGGTATGAAAAAGATTTTGAATTGCTACAGAGATTAATGAATGATGGGCACTTAGGCCCATTTGAGCATATTTCTGCTACTGTACTAATTGAAACGCCAATCTTTATTGCCCGTCAGATTATGCGACATAGAACTTTTTGCTTATCTGGGGACACAAAAATAACATTTGTTAGACCAGATAGGTACAGAAAATACGGACATAATGTTGCTCAGGACGAATCTAGACCTGGACTTCATACTATTAAAGAATTATATAATAGGTTTCACAAAAATGAATTTAGTAAGAAAAGAATACAGAATAAGTTATTGAGAGTTTATGATGAAGAAAATAAAGAATTTACAGTTGGACATATTCAAGATATTATCTATAGTGGTAAAAAAGAAGTATTTTTAGTCGAGTTAGAAGACGGCAAGAGTATAAAAGCGACTAAAGACCATAAATTTCTTACTATGAATGGTTGGGAGCGTTTAGAAGATGCTGTTGGATTAGTTAAAAAAGGGAATACTTGGGCCATGACTAAAGATTGTTGGTTTCTTACTAATGGAGAACCACTTTATAGAAATAAACTGTGGTTGAAGGATAAAAGAGAAAAAGGATGGTCTGTTCAACAGATGGCGGATGCGGCTGGGTGTAGTTATTCTACGATTAGAAAATATCTCAAAAAGTTTGGATTACAATTTGATCCTTTACAGAATTTATTGGGAGTAAATGGAAAACCACCTTGGAATAAAGGGCTAAAAGGGTATAAAATTAATCGAATAGTAACTGAAGAACAGAAGCAAAAGATACGAGAAGCAAGAAGTGGACCAAAATCAAATTTTTGGAGAGGAGGAGTTTCTACTGAAAGACAGAAAATAGCACGTTGGACTACTCAAATAGCGCATAAAGTGCATAAAAAATATGATTATACTTGTCAGGTATGCGGAAAACTTGGAGGTAAATTACATGCTCATCATATTAAGCCCGTTGTAGAATACCCAGAATTGGCATATGATTTTAATAATCTAATTTCTGTATGTGAAGAATGCCATAAGAAACTTCACAAACAATTAGGAACGTATAAGAGACCAAAGCCAGCAAAAAAATTTGGAGCCAAACCTGTGAAAGTAAGGAGAATTTCGTTTGTTGGTGTGGAAGACACTTATGATATTGTTGTGGAAGGGCCTTATCACAATTTTATTGGTAATGGAATTATTACCCATAATTCTTACAATGAAATTAGTCGTAGGTACACGAAATCAGAAATTAAATTTTGGTTTCCACCAAAAGAACAAGTTAGATTTGTATCTCCAGAATATATTAGTGAAGAGGCGGCTGAAGAATATATTGAAATGTTAGTAGATAATTATAATAGTTCTCTCAATAAATACAAGAGAGCATTGGAATTAGGAGTTGTAAAAGAGCAGGCACGTGCATTATTACCTGTAAGCATGATGACAAAGTTTTACATGACTGCTAATATCCGAAACTGGCTACATTTTCTTGATTTACGGCTATCTGAACACGCACAATATGAAGCAAGAGAGGTAGCCCAAGGTGTTGAGAAGATTTTAGAAAGTATTTACCCTCATGTGTTTTATGCCTGGAGAAACGCAAAAAACCGAGGAGCATGGTAATGAGTAAGAAATCCATTTTCAACCGATTGAAGTATCAAATTCCTGAAGATGAGTTAGTGAAAACTTTAGGTTCTGTATACTCTCCAGAGGTATTGAAGAAGGCGTTGAAATTTGCTGAGGGAGAAGAACTAAATAATGTTTACAGTAGCATTGATGACTTACCGTTGAATGACACACTTAAGAAAGCAGTATTAGAATGGTATGCAAGAAAGTTATGGGACATTCTTGAACAGGGAATTTACCAAACAAATGACTATTACGGAAAGAGTTATGACCCACTTACTGTTGAAGGAAATGTGGCATTGTCTTATGTGTTTACCTGGTTATCAAACCCACCAGGTGGCGTACAACATGAATTCGGTAGTTTATCTGAATTAGAAGAAAGATTAACAAATGGAGTAATTAATATTGCTAAGCGAGTATGTCCTAAACCTGATGAGGAGGATTGGTAATGAGAAATTTATACAACGAATTAAAACGCCATAGAAATATCGTTGAGAAACTAGAAAATGTTTATTATGCACTAAACGATATGAAAGAATTTGATGAGGTTTTATTCCAACGAATTCTTGGTGATGTTACTTTAGAAAATGTTGACCGAGAACTAAAAGTGTACATGGAAAAACTATCTATTCTTGAGCAGGAGATAATTGATGAAGCCTTTTCTTATGGCAATTGATTTAGACGGAGTACTTTACCCTTACCATGAAGTATTCCGAGATTGGGCAGTAGATAAGGGAATGCTTCCAAAAGGGACAACGGTAAAAGAGGCGTTCAAATTCTTGAGAAATAAGAACGCCCGTTTTATAGAAAATATTATGCGAATTCCTGAGATTTACGGAAGACGGCTTCCTAATCCTGATATTATCGCAAGTGTTTGGAGAATATATGAAGAATACCCAGTAGAAATTATTTATCTAACTTCTCGTCCAAAAGAGGTAGAGTTTACTACAAAGCAGTGGTTGAAGGATTTCCCCGCTCCAGAAGCAGTATTCTTTACAAATAACAAACAGCGATTCTGTGAAGAAAATGATGTTAATATTTTATTAGATGACAGATTAGAGAATTTAGTAAATCATAGAAATACAATTGCAGTTTGCGTTCAGAGTTTTTCTCATCCTGATGTAACAGAACCAAGATTTAGAAATCCATTTGATGGATTTTACTTCGGATATAGACATTTGGTATAAGGAGGAAGATAATGCTAAATGAAGTCAAGGCTACTAAACTAAAAGAAGATGCCCTAATTCCAACACGTAAAAACCCTACTGATGCAGGGATGGATTTTTATGCTCATGGGAATTATATTATTGAGCCACATGGTTTCAAGATTGTAAAAACTGGGGTTTCTGTAGAAATTCCAGAGGGATATATGCTATTATTGAAACCAAAGGGGAAAAACAACTGGTTAATTGGTGCAGGTGTAGTTGATGCTTACTATGAACCTGGTGAGATTATGTTTAAGATTTTCAATATTTTTGACCGACCAATTGCTATTAAGCATGGAGACCCAATTGGTCAGGGGGTATTTGTAAAGATTGCTACACCCGAGATTGTAGAAGTGAAAGAGTTGGAAGCAAAGTCTGAACGTTCAGGAAAAGGCGGTATTGTAACTCAGGTAACTAAAGCCGAAGCAATTACAGAAGAAGAATTAGAGGACTGGTAAGATGGTATTAGTTTTTAAACAATTCTTAAGATTGGTAGAGGAGTTATGCCTGAGTGTGTAATATTTTTCTGGATTTCTAAAGATAATGTAGCATATAAAAGGATGGATAAGCCTGATTGGGCTAAGTCATTGACTCTTTATAAGGCAAATGTTGGTGGATTTAACGCTGTAGTTATGTTTGCATGTGAAGGAGAATGTGTGCAAGGGATTGGCGGAATAAACTTGTCGAAGAAGGAACTCTCTGATTTGATAAAAAATGCTGGGAAACGATTTAAGCGTTTCGTGGTATAATTAATATAAAACCCCTAGGACTTTCAAGGGGCAGATGAAGTTTAAGTCTGCCCCTTTTATTTTACATTATGAGAAGGAGGCAGTATGACTTTCAAGAGCGACGTCGCAAATTTTGTTTACAAGAGTAAATATCAAAAACCAGGTGAAAATGGTTGGGAAGATACAGTATTACGTGTGGTATCACATGTAGCCAAGGCAGAAGAAACAGAAGAGTTACAGAACTATTGGATGAGAAAGTTTTATCAAATTATTTATGAACGATACTTTATTCCTGGTGGTAGAATTCTTGCTAATGCTGGAACAGAAATCGAGAATCTGATGAACTGTTTTTATATGGATATTGAAGATAGCCGCCAAGGTATTTATGAAACACTAAAGAATGCGGCTGAAATCTTTGCACATGGTGGTGGATTAGGTTATAACTTTTCTCAACTAAGAGAAAAGGGAGCATATATTAAAGGTACTGGTGGTAAAGCAAGTGGGCCAGTTTCATTCATGGAATTATTTGATACTACAGGTGAGGTAATTGAGCAAGCCTCACGAAGAGGCGCTCAAATGGCAATTCTAAATGTTGACCACCCAGATATTATAGAATTCATTAATATGAAATCTACTTTGTCTGAGAAGTCAAAGCAATTTATTGCTACTGTAAAGAAGTTATTTGAAAAGCGAGAAGGAGAGAAATTAGCAGATAATGTTCAAAAAACAATTGCAGAAGTACTGAGAGATACTCAGATGACGCATTTCAATATTTCTGTGGGTGTTTTAGATGATTTTATGAAAGCAGTAAAAGAAGATAAAGAATGGGAATTAGTATCACCTTTAGACGGTAAAGTAAAGAAGAAAGTAAAGGCTAAAGGTTTGTTAAAACTAATGGCGGCAAGAGCGTGGGAAAGTGGAGACCCTGGAGTTATATTTTTAGATAGAGTAAACGAAGATAATATTGTCCCTTATTATGGAGCATTAAGAGGGTCAAATCCATGTATTATTGGTGATACGATATTAAAAAATAACAAATGTAACCACGAAGACTGTTACTATAGAATTGGAGATTTAGATAAATTTCAGGCGACTCCATTTTATACTAAATTAGAGAATGGTATTTTATCTAGAGTATATGATGCTGGTGATAAATTAATTTGGTGGACGGGTAAAAAGAAAGTAATTACTCTAAAAACAAAATTTGGAAAAGAAATTACTCTTACTCCAGACCATTTAGTAAAACTTTCAAATGGTGAATGGAGAGAAGCACAGTATTTATTAAACGAGACTGTCATTGTTTACGATAACAATACTATTTCAGAGGATGTCATTATAGAGATTGTCGAGCATGAAGAACCAGTAGATGTATTTGACTTCAAAGTAAAAGAAGGAGAACCTGAATCTATCGCTAATGGTTTTGTAATTCATAACTGTGGAGAAATTTTCCTATTTGACAAAGAAGCCTGTAATTTAGGTGCCATTAATTTACCTAAGTTTTATGAAGAAGAAACAAATTCAATTAACTTTCCATTGTTAGAAGAAGTGATAAGAATTTCTATACGATTTTTGGACGATGTAATTACTGTCTCCAAAACTCCATTAGAAGATATTAATAAAGTCGTAAGAAGTTTACGGAGAATGGGTTTAGGCGTAATGGGATGGGCAGATTTACTCGCCCTGTTAGAGATTCCATACAATAGCGAGGAAGCCTATAAATTAGCGGAGTATCTAAGTTGGTTTATTACCGCAATTGCAATTGATGAATCATATAACTTAGGCGAGGAAAAGGGAGCATTTGAGTTATATGATTCTGAAAAAGTAAACTTTGCATTTATAGAGAAGGTAATGAACCGTGATGGAGTTAACTATAATGTGAAGCGTCCTCTACGGAATGTATCTTGGACGGCAATTCAACCTACTGGAAGTATTGCATTAATTGGTGAAGTAAATTCTGCCATTGAACCTTTCTTCGCCTTAGCGTATAAGCGAAATATCTCTCTTGGAGAAAATGATGCAATCAAGACTGTAATTATAATGAATGACTTACTTGAAAGTAAATTAAGAAAGTATGGTCTTACAGAAGAACAAATTGAAGAAGTGAAAGAATATGTATTGGAGAATGGAACACTTAAAGATGCCCCCCACGTTCCAGAGAAATTACAGAAAGTATTTATTACTTCAAAAGAACTTACACCAGAAGAACACATTAAAATGCAGGCCGCTTGGCAGAAGTATATCAGCAATTCTGTTAGTAAAACAATCAATATGCCACATGAAGCGACTATTGAAGATGTTGAAAAAGCATTTATGCTTATGTGGGAATATAGATTAAAGGGTGGAACAATTTACAGAGATAAGAGTAAGATTACACAGGTACTAATGTAAATGCGTAATTAAATAAAAAAGCCCCTACCAATTTAGGTAGGGGCTTTGTTTGTTCTGTTGATGTCTCTAAATTTTCGTTAATAACTCTAATATTTCCTCTAAATTAATTGAGTTATTGTCAATATCACTAATAAAAGTCCATATATCAATATTACCATCTAATGGATTTATATACTCTTGTAAATTAGTTCTGAAAAATTCTAAAAGTTTTTTGTCTTGCTCTAATTCCGCAAGTAACCTGTATATCTGTTTCTCCATATCAGTTTTTAACTTCAATTTCTTTGTCTGAAGGAAAGTAATTACCTATAATAGTAAAATACTCGTTTAGCAATTTATAATCTTTTTTAGATAAAGCAGGGTGTCCACAGGCATAGCAGGTTACTAAGACATAATCATCGCTTTCACTCATAATTGTTGAAAAGTCCCCTTCTTTTATAGATTGTAAAAACTGTGCTTTTGTAAATGGAGTGTATTCTGCTACTACCTTTAATGACAACTCTCTTCCGCAGTTTTTACATATAAACATCTTATCTAGTCCTTTTCTTCAACACCATATTGTTTTCCAAATACATTATAAAAATTAATCAAACTTTTTTCTAAATAGGCTTCGTCTTTTGGTTTATTAGTTATCATGAAAATAAACAAGAACCGAATAAAAATAGACAAGTTAACCCAGTCTTTCTCAATGTGAATGGAGAACAAACTTAATGATGTATCTCCAAAGAATACATCAAGAATAGCTAACCAAAATCCAAAATAATTTTCTTTATTATCTGTTCGTCTACTAATATTGGAGTCAAGAATAGAAAATCCAAAATACATTTTATTCCTCCTTATACGCAAAGTAGTTGCTGGACAATGTAAATTAACAGGCAACTGATACCAATAAACACTCCAATAATAACACTTAACATAATTACAAAAATAATTTCTATAGTATCAAAATAGTTTTTACTTTTAATAATTAGGACAATTGTGACCGCAGTAGAAACAAGTAAGGTGCTAATTGCAAAATTTAAGATGTCAACATTCATTCTGGCAGTACCTCAAAAATACAATAATCATTAAATTTAAATTTTTCGTAACTACTTTCACTTTCTTCATTATAATAAATTTCAAAGATAGTTGTATAATCAACTACAGTCCAACCATCTGTAACTGTTTCCGTCTTTTTAACTTTACGTGAGACACGGCTCACATCACTAATTGCAATTTTGGATTCATAACCTTCTTTTCGGTCTTCTCTTTTGCATTTGATTACAACAATCATGTTATCTACTCCTTTCCTACAACTTCAATGACATATTCACCATCAAGATTAATATCAGATATTTTCCCAAATTTATCTATAACTATAACATTAGTAGTAAATGTTCGTGGGTTATATATACAGCTGGCTCGATATACCTCCGAAAAAACGTATTCAATTTTATTCGTAGATTTGTTCTTCACTAAAACTGTAGTCATTACTTCCTCCAAGAGTTTCCTCAATGAGTTCGTCTAAGTCAAGATCTTCATCCCAATAATATTCCTCTTCATTATTTGGATCCATGATTTTATCAGACATGTTTACTCCTTTCATTTACAAGTTTAAATGTACAATCTAATTCTTTAAGAAAGCAGTTATGTTTGTGATTTGGTAAATGCTCTCCACATACAGGACAATAATCAACATCTTTAATAACAATAAGATCTTTAATGGCTTTATATAAAATGTAAAGCTTTTGTTCTTCATGGGTGTAATTAAAATCCATTTTCACTGTTGTGACTAATGCTGTACCGCCTTTAATAAATTTTGTTGAAATTGTTGCGCCAGTAAAGTGTTTACACACTAAATTTTCGATAAGTTCAGTACCAGAGATTTTAATGTAATTCGTTTCTCCACAAATTGGACAGATTTCTTCTTTGATTTTCATTATATATATCTCCTTTAGAATAGGTAAATGATTTTACTTAATACATTGTAATAGATAATTATATGATAAATAATATAAACAGCAATAGCATACAATGGGATTGTCGCAATTATATACACATATTGTTTTTTTGAAATAAGTTCTATTGTTAAATTAATTGTCAATATTATAATATAAATAGCAAAAAAGAATAGAATCAAATCTAGTAGCATATTTATCGCTCCTCTTAGTGCATATAAATAATTTCATTCCAGTGTGTAACCATACTATAGAAGATATAAATTGCAATGGCATAAAGAGGAACTGTTGTAATTAAGTCCACATATTTCTTACTACTAATAATTTCTATAGTCAAATTAATAGCAAATGTAAGAAAATATATTACAAGAAGTAGAAATATTAAGATACAAAACATGCTATATTTCCTCAAGTATCATTTTACGAATGGAAATAATATCCGTCTCTTTCAAATCAATGTCTGCATTAAGCATAAAGTCCAACACAATAAAATCCTCACCTGAGTGTAAAGATTCTTTAAACTGGTTAATTTTACCTTTGTCTCCATTAAGCTTATCAATGAAGTATCTTCGACCACGCCAGATTTTCCAGAAAATATACCAGTTACTTTTAATTTTTACTTTGAATCCATCAGTAAATTCTACCACAACGCCTTCGATACCTTCATTAGTCATAATATCAAAACTATGTAACTCATCAATAAGATTTACTAATTCATCATAAGAGTTGATTTCTGAATAAATTTCTTTTACATTAAATCCAAACTTCTTTCCAATACCAACAAGATTACTGTACTTAAATTTTCGTTCTTTTAATTCATTAAAGACAATATCAAGAAGTACAACAAAATTGTTTCCACCATAATCAACAATGTGAGGATCGTTTTTATGTATAACTTCAAATACCATAGTAGTGTTCGATTTAGATAAGAAATTCTTTAACTCATCAGTTAGATACGGAGAGATAACTTCCTTAAACATATCAACATAGTCACCCTTGTTGCTACCTTTTGTAGTGATAAAAAATTCATTTGTTCGTGGATCAACAGAAAGTAATCCAAGGAAACCATTATATTTTTTATAAGCAACGGCGGGGTATTCTGCTAATACAAGGTTACGCTGCTTGGTCTCTTCTCGTTCATTAAGATTGAAAAACTTTTCATAGCTACGTGCTAATACAAAATTATTGCCATTTTCGTCTTTGGCAATAAACAAACCACGCGCTTTAACAGTAAGGTCGTCCCACTTCTTTTTCCTAAATGCTTTGTTGGTAAAATTAATAGCATAAGTATTGTTTCCAAGATCCTTCACTTTAACGAAGTTGTGTTCTGTCATTTTATCTAATATATTATCAATAGTAATCTCTTCGTTGGACTTTCTTTTCTTACTTGCGTACATTGGATTTAGTCCTTTCTGACGAAATTCGTTAATGGTACCGTGCTTATGAATAATAATACCACGAAGTTCTCCACCTAAATATTCCGCATCTCCATTAAGATTATAAGTAAACTTAGTATTATGAATATCAACACCAAAAATATTACGGTGCCCGTGGATACTAAAGAAACAATAATCAAGATATTTGCTGTTCCACTTTTCAGAAAAGGTTTCATCAACTAATTCAGAATCTTCATAAGTACCTACACCAAAAATAAAGTCTTCAGTAGTACTATAAATAGAAGGAAGAATAGGAATACCTCCATGAGTCATAACATAATAGTCCCTTCCAAATTTAACAAATACTAATTGTGCCAATTTATTATAAAAATTCTTTACTTCTTTTACAGTAATCCCAGCTTTTTTGAATTGGATAAAAGTATTTACAGTGTGTTGCGGGGGACGACGACCTTCAAACTTTCCATTAATAAACTCCTCATACCTGGGTAACCATTTAAAATCATGGTTACCAGTCAAAGGAATAACAAAGTTATTATCAATAAATTTTTGCATAAATCTGAAGACTTCAGCATTAAATTTTCCACGATCAAAATAATCACCAAGAAACACCCATGCGGTTTCCCCTGTGAGTTCTTTTTGCATTTGTTCTATAAGTTTAAGTAGAGTATAATAATTTCCATGAATATCACCAATAACAGCAATATGATCGAATCTATCGGTCCAGTCGTGTCTAATATCGTCATTATATTCTTCTGGAGTAATTACATTTACCCAACCAGGAAACTCCATTGTTTCTAGTCGGTGATAAATATTATAAATAACCTTTTCAGGAACGGCTCGGTAACCACGTGTATTATTATCTTCAAGTAGTTGATCAATAGTTTTACGCCCATGAAAGTTAATAACTGTTACTCGATAACGATATTTTTTAGCTAATTTACGATAACGATTAATAGAACGAGCGCGAGAATGCGTTGCGTCAATGAATACAGTTTCTCCACGTTTCATTCGTTCTTCTAAAATACTTATTAATAATTCCCAAACTTTTTTATCATTCTTCTGGGAAATATAACGGCCACCATCAGGACTTACTCGCGGCCCTTCCATCATTAATCGAATTTGATCAGCTGAAAGTGTAAAAGTCTCAAGTGCGTTTTCTTTAATCCAAGAAGATTTTCCAACAGCAGGTTCTCCAGCAAGAAGAAACAGATGTCGCATTTTACCACTCTCCGTTGTATTGATATTTGTAAACTGCCGTTACAACATCATAAAAAGAATTCTTTCTCCGACGAGTTAATTTTCGATAGGTTTCCAGTTCATCGTCAAGATTACTAATTTTAGGAAATTTAATCATGGAATAATTATTACATCCAATACATTTGTTCCTTGCGTGATCAATAAATTCAAAGAAATAATCTGGGTTTTTAAACATTTCCCACTCATAAAAATATAATGCAAATTGCTCGCTGCCATTGCCAGAAGCCCCAGTGGGTAAAAACACCCACGAATCTCGCTTAATCCCACGATGGTAAAATAGCTCTCGAATGTATGGAATAATATCTTCATGCCCATAAATATATACGCGAATAAATGTAATCAAAGGTTTAACTGTAAGTACAGGAAGATCTGGTTTAAACTTTAATTCAATCCAATTTCCATCTGAAGATACCCCAATATTATCAAATAATCCAGAATAAAATGATGCCTTAATTTTAGCGACAATAAGCTCCGTTGAGCTAATTCGTTTACTGTTTGAAATAGTAAGAGTATCAATAGTACAGCCTTCACACCCTGGAATACCTACAGTTCGGCATCCCAAGGAATCACGATAGAATGTTCGGTCTTCTTTTTTACTGAATACTTCGACTTCAAACGGGCTACTCATGGTTATCCTCCAAAAAGTGAATGATATTAATAAATGTATCGTCGCTAAGAATTTCTGGATGGAATTGCACTGTAAAGATTCCAAGCGTTTCATTGTAAGTAGCTTCAGCAATCATAGTATTTGGCTCATAAGCAACTAATTCAAAAGTATCTGGAATGTCTTTAACTAATACTCCCTGATGATGAAGTGAATTAACATATACAGGAATGATACTATTAAGCTTTTCTACTTCAATTTTATGAAATCCTGGGTGACTAAACCCAAGTTCAATTGAAATATCTTGTACTAATTTTGCACCATTTAATGCTAACAGTAATTGATGCCCACGACAAATACCTAACATCGGAAGCCCGTTACTAATTGCGTGCTTGTACACATTAATTTCATACATGTCGCGCTCTGGATTAAAATAAGAGTGTCGGTTCTCTTCGTTATAAATAGATGGTGAAATATCTTCACCTCCAGAGAAAATAATCATATCTGCCTCAGTATAATCTTCAGCAACTTCATTGCCACTAATAATTACTTTATCAATAATAGATTGATAGAACGCACCTGGTGTTACAAAAATATCTACCACTCTTCTTCTCCTTTCCGAAGGACATACTTATCCCTAATATAATAATCAATTGCACGATTAAAATGTTGCTTGAGTTCAGGAGGGGTTTCTTGTTCAGTAATCTGAACGAACTTTTTAAACTCGTCTTTACCAGTAAATTCTTCCCAAGAAGTATGTAGATTATGGTGGATAAAATATTTTGCAGTATAAAAATAATTATCAGTAAAGTTAGTGAATGGATTTTTATTTAAATAAAACAGTAGATAGTCAAATAAAGTTTCAAGTAAAACCGTTTTCATTCTGGTAATAACTGTGTCCACTTCTCCAAAGTGGAATCTAATAGCATAATCATTGACTAATGCACTAATATCATATGCTTCGTTAGCAGTTTCAACCGCTTCCGTAATATACTCCATTTGCTTTCTATAATATAGCATAGTATGGAATTCTGGGTTATAATCTTCAATATAATTTCCATAACGATCTTTATTTGTAAGCCACTTAAACATTTTCAATAGTCCAGCACGAGATGAGTAATTAAATGTAACCACGTGTTCTCCACGGTCATCATTCCCAAGATGGCGAACGCGTGTAATTGTAGGTGAATCCGAATACCTGATTTTAATAAGAGGAATGTATACACCGAAATATCTTGATATATTTGTAATAACTGCAATCCCTTCTTGTTTTCCTGCTAATTCTCTAACACCGAGATCTTTAGTCAATGAATCTCGGCATCCAGAGGTATAAAAGAATTGGGCTCCATTCACGTTCAATTTCAGCATTTTACCACCTCTTGTTTTCAGACACTAATACGCATGCTCGTGTATTAATAATTGGTTCAATCGCAGCAGTAATGAAATCTTCATAATCTTCATATTCTTCAATAAGTGTATTGTAGAGATTTTTCAGTTTTTCTTCTCCAAGAAATTCACTCCACGGTTTATAAATACTATTGCAAGCATAATAACTACCATACTTTAAAGAATTATAATTAGTAAATGGATTAATATGCAGTTCAGTAAGTGCATATGTAAACATTGTTTCATAAATCGCCATCTGAACGCGATCAAAGACGTCATCCCTTTCTCCGAATTCAGATTCCCATGAATCATCTAAACTATAATCCCAAGGAATATCACCCACAAGTTCGTAAAATATTTCCGACCAATGAGAAATACTATTATAATTATAGCGATCCCAATTGATGTAATATTTTAAGAATTGATAAATACCACCAGCAGATTTACCATAATTAATACGCATTGCTCCTGGAACTGGTGAGAAATCTATCTTCCAAGGATAAAGAGTTTGATCATTAAACCACTTTTTTGTAATAACATATCGATCATTATCTAAATAAAACACAGCATTAATTTGGTCAGATACAAAATATTTGTGATTAGCCGTAATTGTCACCATTGATTCACGACATCCAGTTGTCATTAATACAATTCCTCCATTAATAACTGCTAATACATCTGCGTTGAATCCAGGCATATTATTTCCTCCTCTATATTTCTATTTCAACTAATTCCCTACCACGATTTGTAATTTGAATTTTTCCTTTAGCTACTAATCGCGTTTCTATTTCTGTAACATATCTTGGAGAATACCCAAGATATGTCCTAATTCTATTAAAGGAAGCAATACCACCTAATATTTTTAGTGCAGATAAATACTCAAATTCTTCTTGGGTAAGCCCGTCTTCTGCTACCATTAATTTCCAAAAATCTTCACCTAATGCGGCATAAAAGTGTGCGTATTCTTTTAATAACCTTGGTGCCCTTGTTAGTTTAATCATTCTATTAACTACTTCATCGTCAACATCTTTTCCATAATACAATTTAAAAATCTTCTTTAAATCTTCATCTTTATACCGTTGAAGTGTTATAATTCTAAATCGTTGTTTTAGGGCTTCAGGTAACCCCATAATATTAGTAGCAGCAATAATATCTGTTTTTTCAAATAGAGGAAAAATTTCTTCCTCATGTGGTAACGTATGTATCTCATCAATAAAGAGAATAAATTTTTCCCACGAATACCGCGGGTTTTTAGTAAAATAATCGTAAAACATGCTACCACTGCTAAAATATAATACCTTTTTTCTTTTAACAGCAGATAACAGTTTTCCTGTGTATCTACCAAGTAGTGTTTTACCGTGCCCAGATGGAGCAACCAATAATATATGTGTAAGTCGATTATTAATAATATTATATTTAATCAATGATTCAATAATTGTTTTTGCTTTGTCCTGTCCAATAATATTCATTATAATTCATCTTCTTCATCCTCATAATTAATACCTTCATAGTATTTATTAAAGCACCGTTCACACACAAATACTCCACTCGACGGGATAATCTTACCACCAACTGGAATAACAACATTGTCGGAAGTAATAGTTACATTAATATGGCGACCGCATTCATAACAAGTAGTAATTAATTTGTGCCCACGATGCTGGTCAACATCAATTTCAATTTTATAATTACCATTAGACCACGCCTGAAAAGCACGGCGTGGAGAAACAGTAATTCCTGCACGATTATAATTGCGAATCTGATAAAACCCAACATCGTGGACATCAATGATAAGCTTTGCTTTTACGGGGACGTCACAATTTTTGCAGTACAACATTATTAGTTACCTCCTTGTTCGGGGATGAAATAACTGCAATTAATAAGATATTTGTCACAACCAAATAATGCGTATCCGTATAATTCCATAATTGGAACAGGGAAGTCAATTCGCTGAAGAATTTCAATTCCTAATTTCTTAGTATCCTCCGAGTCTAATTTATTTACTTCTGTAATCTTATGATCCAAATACTTCATAACTGCGGAAATAATAACATCGTCAGGGGAAGTACCACCAGCTAATTTGAAAATAGTTTTTGCAAGCCCAATGCTTTTATTAGGCTCAACGTTAACAAAATCCAGCCCATCAAATGAAGCGATAGATAATGCAAATGCATGAACAAATAATTGTGCCACAAAGAAATAACCAGCGCTATAAGTATAACTACTAACAGTGCCGTCTTCGCGTTTAATGCGAATTTCGTAACGACCTCGACTAATAACATTGAATGTTTTATAAACAACATTAGTCGGGTGCATAATGCTAAATTTGTCTGCATTAACCCCGTCAAATAGATAATCAATAAATTCTTTTGTATATTTAATAATGTCTTTTTTGTAATCATATGTAGTTACAGTATTATTCTTTTTACCCATAGAGAACCTCCTCGATCAACAAATTAGTAAACGCGTCAATACTAATACTATTCATTCCTGGAGCTGAGTTAGTTTCGATGAGAATTAATTCTCTTTCTACACGACCTACATCTAAACCGAAATAGAAATTATAAATACCTTTATTCACCATTGCTTGAATAATACCGTCAACGAAATCAGGAAGAGCGCTAATTTTAGGTTTAGAGATGTGATAATATTTGCAATGTTCTGCATTTTTAGGAACAAATTGCCCTTCAAACTCAGGCTTTAAATCTTTCCTAAATACACGTTGAAGTTTTAATTCTCCGTTATATACAGCGATAAATACGCGGTACTCCGCATTAAAATTAATGAAATCAGAATAGTACCCAGGAAATTCCCCAAAGTCTTCTGAGGAATTGCAAAGTTTAATTCCCTTACCATGAAAAGAATTAATGTCTTCGCGTTTTACTACTGGGTAATTAGTCGGAAACCCATACTTAATTTCAATAGCATTAACATAATCTTTGAACATGCGATAAGTACGATTTTTATCCCCACTAATAGCGCAGGTAATGGGAAGATTAATTACTTTAGAATTAATGGCTAGATCTTTAACGAAAGGATAAGTGGTTCCAACATTCAAGATAATCTTACCGAATCGACTAATCGCTTTTGGATTACGAGAAATAAGAATTCGTTTTCCAGTCTTTTCTACTAATGCGTTTCGGATAATATCCGAAACAGGGAAGTACTTCGGAAGCGTAGTAATGTAATAGATCATTTTTCTTTTCCTCCTTTCGGTTTGATAGTAATATTATCAATAAACTCTTTATAACCAGGTTCGCGTTCAAAGTCTTCCATAAAGAATTGCAGTGCATACGGAATAATAGGATCATATGTTTTATTAGCAATCTTTGCTTCTAATTCTGGAAGAAGTTTAATTGGGTCTTCGTATCCATTAATAATAGCATACAAATATGCGGCATAAGCGTCTCTTGCGGTCAACTGATAACCTACTACCTTCGTATTAAAGAAAATCTGCAATGCGTCGCGCTTGAGTTTTCCAGATTTGTATTCATAAGTCGTTGTGTTATCGTAAACAGTAGTAGTGGCTTGTGTTACAGTATGATAAGTAACAGTTTTTTGTTTAATTTCAATCCCAGGTACCTTTTCCAGTTTAATTTCCTCTTCATTAAGTTTATAAATAGTATTATCACTCAATAATTCTGGCTCTGTATAAGCATACCCGTAATGTGCCCGAATAAGATAAAGATTCATCAATAAACTATCACGTTCTGTATTAACAATAATACCAACTGTTTTGTCATTTTTACTCTTAATATAAGAAACGAATAAGGTGGCCTTTCCGCGAATAACATAATAAACATTGTCACGTTTATCAAACACTAAGAAGGCGAACTTTCCGCCGTCAATTTCATCATAAGACTTCTTGAATGCTTCTAATACAGACAGCTCTGGATTTTCTTTAATTAGATCATTAGCATGTTTAAAGAATTGATAACTATCAGTAGTGGTTTCTTTAACGTCAAGAAAACCACCAGATAATGTACCGTTATGTGCTGCTACAAAATAATCAAATTCAAATGGATGCGCATTCTCTTTGCTAATAATACCACGAGAAACACGTCGAACATGAATAATAGCAGGATCATTTGTGAATTTAACCGAACTAAAATTAATTTCATGGCCAGAAAATTCTGTTTTCCACAGACTGGAGCGATTAATAAAGTGACCATAACCATCAACATGGCCAGTCTTTTCATCCATTTTCGCTTTCAATGGATTAATAACTGCTGCATTAATGCTAATAAATTTAGTAAGATCAGCATTCACAGTTTTTACCAACGTCAATTGACACATAGATTACCTCCGCGAAACAATATTAATATTAAATTCTCCAGAGTGGGTATCACTAATAAAAGGATAATCAACATAATCTTCGTCAATTGCTGGCGGGCAATAGCGTGTGTTCTCATAATAAGTAGGAAGATTACCACGTGCTGCCAGGTGGCATAATAAATTCTTTCCAGCTACTTTGTAATATTCTTCCATGCTAAATTTTGACTTATAATAATATACCAGAAGAAGATCTTTCTTTTTATTATCAATACCAGAAAAGTCTAATGCTGATTCAAATGAATTAATTTTATCAATTTTCGCTTCAGATGAATCAATGATAGTAATAATAGATCGTGAAAGAAATTCCGCTATCGCACCGATAAGCGGAACATTTAGTAGTTTATTAAAGTGACGAAACTCAATTGTACCTTTTCTAATAATTGAATAAAAATTAATACCAACATATCGTTGTGCTACATAACGTCCACTTACATTATAACTATCGCCATAGCGGGTAAAAAATCCCCGCTCCGTTTTAATTTTCATAATATCATCTACGATAAATACTCTTCCGTATCCGTTGCGAGTTTGAACAACGGGAGGGCTAATAATAGGACGATAGTAAAGAAAATCATTAATATAACCGCGTGGAGTGCTTCCCATTCCACCAAGACGCATGAGATGGGGGTCAACTTTGACCGCCCATTTTAGCGTCTTTTTCAATAGACTGATATTAGTAGCAGGATAACCAATATGAAAGTGGATAGAAGCACGTCCACTTTCATCATAAATATTTTCCCCCAATTGCAATAATCGTCGGACGCTTTTAGTAACCCATTCATACATGTGAGAATAATTTTGAAGAACGGGAGATACTAATTCACCACCAACACGTTGGGAACTTCGTCCGTCAAATTGTAATATGTATTCTGTGGACGCATCATGCGTACACATAATAATATTTTGCGGAATATCAGTAAATTCAATTTCAATTCCCATCGTCCCAAACTTATAAGTGTTGGCCATTTTTACTCCACAAAGTATTGTGTAAGTTCTTTCATTACTAATTTAGCAGCACGAACATCAGAGCTAAGAATAATTGCTTTCGCTTCAGGGAGATAGCGAGAAAGAAAACTCCTCGCTGTTTCATCCCTTGAAGTAAACATTTTAATTGCAGTATTAATACCTTTCTGAATTGTCATTAATTGCTCATCTGTAAATAGAAGCCATTCATTAGATGGTGTTCGGTATTCAAATAAGTTTTTATGAAGTTTATTATCACGATACTTGCACGGAGTACCATAATATTTTGCACGCTCTTTAAGAAGGTGAGGAAACCGAGTAAATGCAATCATGGGAATACCCACATTAATAGCCATGAATTGGCTGAAAATGTCAGGATAATTAACAAACAGGTTTTTGTGTTCTTCCTTAAACTCAATTGTAATATGTCCCCCACCAAATCGATAAGGAATATCATCTGCTCTAATAGTACGAGTAGTAAGATTAATATCAGGCATGCAACCCTCAATATCAGGGTTGCATCCGAATTCACATGCAGTAATAAAACTTTCATTATTCTTGAATTTATCTGGAATCATAAATTTTGCCGCTGGAATAATAGTGAATTTAAGACCGAGATCTTTTTCTGCTTCCCCCAAAATTCCTAATACTGAATTCTTCATCTCAATAATATCATTAAACGGCGGCGTAGTAAGTTCAAACGCTGCACCATCTTCATGAATAATATAACCGTTCTTTTCCCAAAACACGTAATGGCGAATACCAATTAATCGCTTCAGTTTAAGTTGGTTTTCAATGCGATAAACAACGGGCGGGATAGAATAACCTTCAGGAATATAATCAAATTCTCCAGTACTAATGACAAAGAATTCAGGGTCTGTACCAATGTGAACAAATTCGTTCATTTTTCTTCCTCCTTTTCAACCTCTTTGAAAGTAATCCAAACATTTTTGATATAAGAGCCAAAGAAATATCCACTATCATGTTTAATATATTCTCCATAGTATTCTACAGAATTAAAATGTTCACAAGTTTTAATTAATTCAAACTCCCATTCATAATCACGCGCTACTTTATTTTCTGTTTTGCAGTACGGACATGTTGCATAAAAATAATCAGAATCACTAATTGCTTTTACAACTTGTAATCGTGGTTCATCATCAGAATAAATAAAAATGGACTCGTCCTTTTTAACATTGCTGCTAACATGATGTTCACAACCAATATAAGTATAAATGTCACCATTAAAGAACATATAATATCTTTCTTCGCCACAAATTGGGCATCGTCTAACAAATTTAGTTTTAATGCGTTTTAATTTGTGCCAAGAATCATTTCCATGATATTTAATATAGACTTTCCCGTCTTCGATTTTGTACCAATAATCCACAAATTCAATAGGGAATTGTGGGTCATTACGTTCTAATACGTGGTAAAGACAATAAGGGTCGTCTTTATAATCAAGTAAAAGATTACCCAAGTAAGATTTATATCCGTCTAAAGTTTCAATTAATTCATTACCATTAGGCAGTGTTACAACTGCAATAGTACCCATTTTACTTTTCTCCTTTAGTAGTTTACAATTAATTCATATATTAGATAAAAGAATCCCCAAATAACAAGAGAGACTAATACAAGTGGCCAAAGTATATACAATAATATCTTGACTTTCATGCTATAATCATTGAAAACTTGGTTAATATAAACAGTACTAAGAATTAATCCAACAATGTAAGCCGCGATGTTATGGGTCATTTAATCCATTCCACAATATCTAACATTGCATAATACGCGGGATTGATAATTCGGATAATATCATCTTTGATACAAAGAAGAACGATAAAAACCAACACAAGTTGAAGTATGCGAATAATCAATTTGTTGGAGGCTTTTTCTTCCTCGTCTGCATAATACTTATTTCCAAAGTCAATAATATGATTCCCACCAATAGTAATAAAAATAATAACAATAATTCCAATAAAAACACTAACTGCGCCTTTTGTAATTTGTTGTTTGATCATAATACTCCATGCTTCAGGCGCCATTTTCACGATGGCGTTCTGAAGTGCGTTCAAAAGATCCAGAATTTTCTCTTCCATTTTCAACTCTCCTATTTCATCCAAGAAATTAATTGTTGAATTGCCGCGTATTTCGGCAATACAATTTTGATAATAATATTTTCAACAACTCCCCAGGAAATAATAGAGCCAAACAGAAGAATAATAAATACAACTGCCTTTGACAAATACTTAATATCATTTACGCAGGCATAACCTTCACATTCATAATTGTCTGCAAATTTATTCAGCCGATACGCAATATAAATAACAAAAGAAGCAATAATAACAAACATGATCAATTCAATAATACCAGAAAGTTGCTGTTTTTTAACCAATAATTCCCACGCCTGTGGCGCAAGATTTTCCGCTGCTTTCTCAATCTCAAGTAACAGTTCAAGAATTTTGTCGTCCATTTTCTACTCCTTTCAGAATGTGTTTAACAATAATATAGATAAGACCATAAAATATAATATCAAGAAAGACAGTGATAAAAGTAATCGGCCAGAAAATGGCTGAAATAATAATCATACGGGATTCAAATTCCCCAACATAATCCTGATCACATTTAATCTTATAATAAAGAAGATAATTCATTTCCATTGCTCCCCCAATATAAATTATCATAATGAGAATAACTAAATATATAGTCATTCTTCAACCTCCCTGTAGTTATAACCAAGAAACTTAATTACAAGTTTAGCAATTAATTCTGAATTTGTGTGTACATATAAACTATGACCATTGATGTAATAAAGCAGAAAATATTTATTAGATAATTTGTCTATGAAATATTTAATAATTTTCAGCTTTTTAACTTTCTTCCAGTTTGTAATTTTATATTTAAAAATCATCTTCTACGCCTTCTTCGTAGAAGTTAATCCGCCGTTTCTGTTGGTTACGTTTTCGACGGTTATTCTTCTTCTTGTTTTTCTTGCGGCGTTCGTAATTCTTGCGCCGCTCTAATTTTTCTTCATTGATAATATCCTCGTTTTCTTCATTGTAAAAATACTCATCAGGAATATCATAAAAATCTTTATCAGTAAATTCAAATTCTCGCGAGGGTTCTTCTTCCCCTGCGATAATTTTAGCGGCTTCTGCCATACTTTGCATCAATTCGTCAAAGTTTTTCTTTTCCATCTTATTTCTCCTTCGTGGAATTTTCAATAATCTCTTTTGCCATTTCAATAACATAGTTATACGCTGAAGAATAATTACTAAATTCATAAGTTTTAATTGGGGGGTTACTCATTCCCTCATAGTAATTTACTTTAATATTTCTTGTAACTTCATCTCTAATAATAAGCCAATCATAAATTGTATCACTAATAGACATTACAATATGCGTATAATCTTCATGTTCGTTAATATGAATATCATTACCATGGTGCTTTATATTTTTGTACATTATTCCTACCTCAAGAATATTTTAAAAATGATCAAAGTAGTATAATTCAAAAGTTTTCTCATTAATCTTTTTGACAAACCCGCCAGTAGATCCGACGGGGGCATGGTTATAAATAAACTTAATCTCAGTAATGTTTTCAATAATATCAAAACGATAATGATCAACCATAATACTACCGACATCCATTGTTTCTAATACTTGTTTGTATAATTTTATCATTTCATAGTCAAACTCTAATGGGTGATACATATTAATAATATTGAATCCAGAATAATCAAAACTAATTGCATTCGCTCTTTTCATCGTAATGTGGTCATTATATTTCAGTAATTCATTACCATACACTCTATAATGTGGAACATCAAGACAACTTAAAATACGATCAGCAATATATAATAATCTTTCAGACAATTCAATTCCTGCTACCTGTTCAAATCCTAATAAATACTTGGCCGCAAACAAAATATTACCAGTTCCGCAACCTACATCAATAAAAGACATTTTTTCAGGGATAATACCAAGTTCTCTTTTAATTACTTTATAATTGTTCATAAAATGATAAATTCCCAGCGGAATAAATTCATATCCTCCATTGTAATTATGGCTTTTATCAAATTCCTGAACGCTAAAACGTTCAGGTGAAAATACCCTATTGTAAATAACATCCCGCTCAAGGTTGTTAGAATCAGTATAATATTTTACCAAGTCTTCAGCATAAATACACCCACTATTTAATGCTAAATCAACTAATGCTTTAGCAGAATAATTATTGCGTATTTTTCCTGCTGTTTCAAGTAATTCAACAGCACTAATACTAAATTCAACTTCACCTCTTTCGGTTACTTCAAACATTTTCTTCCTCCAAGAAATTAGATTAAAATAAAAAGAGAGCAGCGACTAACTTTTAGTATAATCGCTACTCTCTTTATTTAATGAGGCTATAATACTTTGAGCAAATATCTGCCCACTACTTTTATTATTTAGTAGTGGGCAGGTGATTCACTCAAACTTTATTTAATCTCAAAGTTGTAATAATGTACAGTTTTCCAGTCCAGCCCTTCCATCCGCTGTTTTCTGATGGAAATAACGTAGTTCAACTTTTCGGTGTCAAACATAAAATACGGATTAGAAAGACGATAAACATCGCCGTTGGTATCCTCATATTCACGGATACCAACAAATAATTGATTCCACTTCTTATTTTCGCCCTCCAGTTCGCGGGCGAAAATCTGGAAAGAATCATCTTTGTGAATAATTTTGTATTCAAATTCATTCCCCTCAATATAGGTAGTATTACCATCTTTTGTAACAGCGAGGGGAGAAAGGCGGAAAATCTTCTGTGCTTTCTGAGCGTTGACAAACATTTTACAAACCTCCAGGTTTAAATTTGTGTGGTAGTTTTATACCACCACAATCGCGAGTAATTTTGGGGAATAAAATCCCCACATCAGTACATGAGAATAAAAACTCATGTACTGGTAGTGGAAATTTTATTTGTTTTTCGCACAATGTTTTTGTACCCTTGCCCATACAGTAATAGTAAATTTGTAACTTAATCCTGTATGGACACTTCCTAAACTAACGACGGTAATAACACCGTCAATAATCATTAGTATTCCGTCTATAATGCTAATAATATATTCATACTTACATTTATATTTCTGAAACATTTTCAATCCTTTCATAAATAATAACCTCTTTATAGCCTGCATCTTCAGCGAATGCTGATAATGCGGCTAAGTCTTCAAGTGTTAATGTTTCTTCTTCACTATTAATCTCTATAAGATCAATAGTGATGTTGTTTTTATCTTTCAAAACTACTACCATTCCTCACTCTCCTTTCTTTCTGTTGATAATAATGTAGAATGCTCTAAGCGAGCATTGTTGTTGTCTTCTTTAAAGTACTCAGTAAATGTCTTTTCTGGTCGGGTAAATTTGGGCGAATTTCTTCGCCGCTTATATCCATAATTTACCAGAAAGCGATAAATCTTCCGATTAACGAATCGGAAAAACGCTTTCTGATCTTTATCAATATCACCGCCATTAGATAAATATTCAACAATGGCGGTTAATACCTCTTGGCGATAATCTCTTGCAAGACCATCAGCCCGAATTTCTTCGTATAATTCAGGCGTTACAGTAAATTTTTGTGCTGCACTAAATGCTAAACCGATATAATCTTCATAATTTTTAACCATTATTTTAACTCTCCCTTCTCCTTAAAAGAATTGTTCCCAACCTATAAAAACGGCTGGGAACAAAAGTTATTTAAACGACAAATAGCGATAGAGTGTATTAGATCTCTATCGCTTCTATGGGAATATCTCTGATATAATCGTACTTGCTGGCACGCGTTCGCCACGAACGCTTTGGGCGCGTGCGAACGGTGGGAACAATCATAGGAAGCTTAATAGTATCATACTTTGAAGAGAATAACTCTTCAAAGCACTTTGAACAATAAAATTCGTGGTTGTGGAGTATAGATACTCCAGCGTTACCACAATGTTTACATCGTAGTTCTTCCATCTTTTTGCTCCAGTTACTCTAATTTGTATTAATACTCTTTATTTTTGTGAGTATTAATACTGAAAGTATAATTGTTTTAAATGGTATAATTCAGCCCGTTGCAGGGCTGGATTACCTACGACAAAAGTGTACCACAACCTGCCCAGGGCGTCAAGGGTTTTCGGGGGGTTGACGGGGGGAAAATCTGGGCTCAGGGTAGGCAAAACATGTAGAAAAGCCCAGAAAGACACCAGTTAACCCGTAGATAGTGTCATATATACACTAAGGGCAGTTAACAATAATAAGTAAGTATTATCGTTCTGTAAGTATAAAAGATTATAGCAATATAGGTAAATAAGTGGGTAGTAGTATATGGTAGAATGTATATAGTATTTATGGCGTAGGGGAGTAAGTGATGTTTTGGGATTGTAAGTTTAGACGCACACTCTCCCCCAAAATTTTCAACATTTTTACCGCCCGTTTATAATAATACTTTTCTTGCAATTTCGTGATTAACCATAATCAATACTTGCAAAAACTTGCACAAGTTATTAATAAATTTGCTCATGTGTGCTAATATAGTCGGGAGATAGCAAGCAGTGTAAGTTAAATAAAAAATAGCACGCTAAATAGCGTGCTATCTCATAGGTTATTAGGTTGTATTGGTTAGAACGGTAGCATGATGCTACCAAGTGTGCGAACAAAAATCGGCACGATAATAATCGCAGTAAATAACACTGCGATTAGCAAAACAAGTAAAGTGTAGTTACTCTTACGCATCTTATCACTCCATAAAAAAGAATTAGGGGGCGCTAATTATAGCGCCCCCGTTGCGGCGGTCAGATATCCAATTCTTCGGGTTCGGTTTGGCGTTTGCGAGAACGCCCACCCTCTACGGTGATGGTCACACCGTCCCAGATGCGGCTATCAGCCAATTCAGCCAGCGCCCGAAGATACGGGTAAGAAAAAGTAGCAATCTTTTTCTCTTTCTCGCTCTGCGTGACAACGCGGTACTCATACCCGTATTTTTCCAGTACCTCTGCTACCTTGGGCGCGGCCAGCAACTTCTTAGCGGCCAGGGCGTTGGCCTTGGTCAGCCGACCGCTTGCGATGGACGCCAACAACTTAGCGGCGCTCTTGGCAGTATCAACTTCGTAAAACTGCCCTGTTTCGTCAAACAAAGTAACCGACAAAAGTTTACTACCCATGATATACCTTCCTTTCGTATTGTGGTATTCGCCCCCGACAACCGAGGGCTTGCGAATAGGTTGTTAAAGTACAATTGTTTTGTACTATTGTAATTATACTCTATATGCTCAGATTGTCAATGATTTTGCAAGTAATTGCTATATAGTACTTAAGTACTATTATCATCGCTTAATATCAGCAACCGCTAATACGCCCACGCTCCCATGATTGTGACCATCTTCACAAATCGCTTGTGAAAAATTGCACCCCCCCCCAGGTTGTGATAAATTTCACTATCACTCCAGGGATTGACATGGCGTGTTAAACTTCCACACACACACTTTATAACTAACTTAACCATAACACACACACTTTAATCTATACTTTACTCTACACATACTTTATACTCTCCACGATACTCCATGTATACGATGACGTACTTCCCCCCCCCCTTTCCCTCTTCTTCTCTCCCTCTTCCTTCCCCCTATATATACCCCTATCTATTACCCTCTTTATTACTCCTATACCCCCCCCTATATTAAATAAAAAAGAGGCTATCTATCTACCATAAAGATAGATAGCCTCTGTATAATATTTCTCTTCTTACTTCTTCTAGTATATCTTCTGGAGGGTATTTGTATATTGAGTAGATTTCTACTATTTCTCCTTTATTTGTTACTTCCCTTCCGATATAATAATATGTTATTCTGTCTAATGTAGATATTGGAATTTGTATTGATGTGTAATGTTTATTTATCTCTTTAATTTCTCTATCATATATCCCGCCGATGAAATATGCTTTCATCTTTACCTCTGTTTATTCTTATATGCTACATAGATTGCATAGTTTATACTTTTTGTTGTTACTGGCCCAACGGAAAACGATAGTGAATCAGTTACTACAATGTCTTCTATATCATCTCCTTTTATTCTCACTATTCCATGATTATTTTCTACACGTAATCCTTCTATATTCTTTATTTTCTTTTCGGCGAATTCTATCTTTTTTCTGATTATGAGATCTTCTCTATCTTTTAGTGCTTTTAATTCTTCTTCATAAATTTCTTTTACTGTTTTAGACATTACTTCCTCCTATTGGTGGCTTAGTTGGTCTATCTGGTCTATAGGAATATCTTGGATTATAGCCGCAATTTCTATCAAGAAGTAAATAAAGTACAATTAGTAATAACATCTTACACATACTCCAAGATACCCATTTCTTCTAACTGATTGAAGAAAGATTGGATTGTCTTGATAGCCTCTTCTAATTTATTTACCTCTTCCTCATCTTTGAGGATTTCTTTATAATTGATGTAGCCCTCAGTAAGACAATACCAATAATCATCCATACAGTAAATAGTAAGATAGGTTTTATCAATACTTTTGAATTTCATTTTTCCTCCTCTTCAATTGTATAGATTACAATCAGTTCTAATCCTAGGTCTCTGGCTACTTCAATCATATTTTTAGTTCCTCTACTCTTGCCATCCCAAATTGCTATTAGCGCATCTGCATGTTTAGCCATTTCTCTATTTCTGATTTTACTAGCGGATTTCCCGTATTTATTCAAATTTGTTTTGAATACTCTATGAGGAATATTATTTTCTTTAGCATATCTAATTGCTAATTCATCTACACCCTCAGATTCACCAGAGATAATCTCTGTAATTTTAATATCACTTCTATCAATTAATTCTTTTACTAAATCATAATTTGTAATTGTTTGACTACCAGTAACTATTGTTTTCATTTTGATTCTTTTATCAACTCCTCGAATATTAGATCTCTTGGTAGCATATTCCAGCAGAACCAGCTTGTATTGAACCAAGCGCTTCCACCTTTAACAAAATCAACTCTTTTATCAAATACAAGAACTTGGATTCCAAATTCTCTAAATAGTTTTCCACGTTCAATACCTTCTAATGATGTTATAGGGAGTAGAAAATAAAATGGTTTTCCTAATGAATACGCTCTACGTAAAAAGTCTGTCTTAATACTATAAGGTGGGTTGGAAATAATATAGTCATAATGGTCTTCTGGTTCGTCATTTAGAAAATCTATACCTGAATTTATATGAGATGTAATTACTTTCCGTCCACTTTCTCTTAGAACCTTTGTAATATTTGAGTTTCCAAAGTCTGTACACTCCCAAAATATTCCAGAAGTTGGTAAATATTTCAACAGTGGAGTAATAGCATATTCAGGCGTATAAAACTCATCGTCTAGTGTTCTTTTCATGTAGTTGATAAGAGCTTGTTTCATAGGTCAATACTATTTAGTAAATCTGCTAAATGTTTATTGATCTCCTCTAGATTTTTAGTTAACGTTAAAACATGTTCCGCCAGTGGAGATTCTTTCTCACGTTTTTCTTCTACTGCTACCTCTGCAAGTGCAACATCTTTATCCCAAATAGTTATATAAGTCAACTTATCAATTACAGCATAAACTAAATCTTTATTTCGAGCAATTTCCTTTTCTAGCTCTTCAACTCGTGCGTAAACACCCATTTTATATTCCTCCTTTATTCAAGATCTACATACGTATAAGTCTCATCTAAATCTAACACGACATTTGTACTTTTAATAAATTTACCACATCTACTACAAGAGTATATTAATTCAACTTCGGCAGAGCTAATATCATCACAAATAACCCAATTTAGTTTTGATAACAAATCAACTCTAACATTTTTTCCACAATTGTCACAGAATAGTTTCACACATACCTCCTATTTGTTATATTACCAATGGAGCAGGAGGGGATCGAACCCTCGTTCAGACAACAGCTCTTTGGCTTTAGTTGTCTGACTGACCAATTCTGCCCCTTAATCATAATAACCACTCCACATTGAATCAACAGGCATTGTTTTTAATTCTGGAATTCCAGAAGTTCCATCTTCTCCTTCTCTTAGAATTCCGTTGACTATTTGTAATAACAGTAAAAGGTTCTTTTCATACTTTCCATTAATCATTCCCTGAATAATTCCTTTTAGAATTTCTAACTCGCGCTTGGTACAACTATCCATACTTACTTAATCTCCTCTTCATTATCTCAATTGCTTGTGGATTATTGTCAACTAAGATTACATTTCTCCCGTGCTTTAATGCCGCTTCTCCAAAACTTCCACTACCAGCATAGAAATCAAGTAAAGTGTCTCCAGGATTAGAATGTACTCTCACTATTCTTTCTAAAATTCCCAAAGGCTTTTGGGTTGGATAACCTGTTTTTTCTTTACTATTAGTAGGCACAATAGTGTGCCACCATACATCAGTTGGAGTTTTTCCTTTAGCGGCTTTTTCTTTACCTACAAGTCCAGGAGCCATATAAGGAATTCTATCCATTTCATTGTAGTTGAATGTATAATGTTTTTTATTCTTTACATACCATAAAATATTATCATGCTTTCTTGGCCAGTACTTTTTAGGTCTTCCACCGTAATCATAGGCCCATATAATCTCATTCATAAAATTATCAATCCCAAATATAAAGTCAGCAATTACTTTTATATAATGAATTGCACGATAATCGGCATGTATAAATATACTTCCATATTTATCAAGAATTTCTTTTGAATATAGCAATCGAGTATAAATTCCATCTAAATATTCAGAGTACCCTCCAAATGATGTAATTTTTCCTTTTGAAATAAGTATTGGGTTTATTCTATCTCCTTTATCTGAATATCCAATTCCATTTCTAAAGAATGATTTTCCTGTGTTGAATGGAGGGTCAATATAAATGAGATTTACTTTTATCTTATCACTAAATTCATGTAGCCACTCTAAATTATCTGCATGATAGATTTCATACTTTATCATCATATCTCTAACCTAACTTTTGTTACCAAATGTATAACATCGCCTTCTTGATTTCCAACAGTTATATCTTTATAATAATCTACACCGATATATTGGATTTTTACTCCATACTTTAGTAACTCAGTTGCCTTTTCTGTAATTATTTTATTCAGTTCTTCTTTTATTCTTTTCACTTCATCTAATTCAGACACTAATTACCTCCAATGTCTAAATCAACATCTGGAATAGCAATTCCAGGATTGAAGATAACTTTATAATGATGAACACTAGCATACGCTGGGTCTAATTGAATTACATAGTAAGTAACATTATCAGATAGACCTAAAAAATGCTTTACATACAGTCCATTACCAACCTTGCAAGTTACAGAAAGTTCACCTTCTTTGTCGTAGTTACCAAGAGAGCAATAGCCTTCTGCTACAAAAATAATATCATTGGTAATAGAATTGTAGAAGATAACTCGGCGAAAAACCTGAAACTGGTCAGCCTGTGTTGATAAATTTTGAGAGGCCACGTCTGCTTCTGCTTGGCAGGCAAACAACATGGAAGAAAATGCCACCACAAGTACAAGTAAGATTAGATAAGATTTCTTAGTCATTAGTTACCTCCAACATTGTATTCGCAAAAACCAAGAATATTACGATACCAACTCAATACATGAATTCGTTTACCTGTAACTACTACGCAATAAGTATTACCTTCTTTTAGTTTATTGTAAAAGTCAGACGAATCGAATCTACCGTGAAAGATATTGTCACGGATTTCAAACGTTTCACCTTCTTTAGTCCATACTAAATATGAATACCCACTACCTGAAGCGATACTTTCTTTATGGTCAACAGTAATAACTACTTGCTGTGTGGGAATGTTTATAACCGCTGAATAAGAAATTACTGCACACAAAGATACTAACATCAGAATAAGCGTCAAGATTACAAATGCTGAGAAACATCCTTCTAAATCTAATCTCATTTTGTATCTCCTAAAATCCCATGAAACTGATTACACCATATACTGCAAATGTAATCAAAATGACCAGTGCAAAAATTACTACCATTGTCACACAGCCTCCCTTCCAATTTGGGGAACTAACTTGAGTTAGATCATCGCTTTCGTCATAGAACATTTTATTCCTCCTTTATTTGAAAACAGAATTAAGAAAGTAAACCAATCGTAAATTTTCTTTTTCTAAGTAGTCTAAGAAATCTTGAAGTGATTTGATATTCTCAGTCATATAATATTCATTTACTAATTTTCCATTAGAATAAACTCGCACACCGATGACACCATCCTCAGTCATACAGTATTCTTGTACAATGCCTTGGTAATTCGATGCTTTTGCAAAAATATTATTCTCGTTGCAATTTACTTGACCAAAGTTTCCACCCGCGGCATGCTGAGATAAAATACCTAAAGCTGTCATTGCTCCGAAGGCAAACATGATTATAATAATCGCAAATAAGAAAAAATTATTATTTCGCTTAGGCATCGTTTCAGCGTGAACCATCATTTACCTCCTTTGCAAAACTACAACCAACTGTTGACAGCCAAACACCATTATCTTTCTCTTTAGTGAAAAGAAATACACCGTAATCTGTACTTACTTGAAGAAGATAATATGTTCCTAAGTCTGTTACAGTAAATGAATTCCAATCAACATGCAACCTATCAAGTATTTTTTCGATTTCCATTTTTCACTCCTTTGGGATCACATCATCTGCGAAATTGATCAATTCTAATCCTTTTTTACGAATGAAAGATAAAAGATCTTTTTGTGTATAACGCTTAGTTGTAAAAGTGTATCCACCTTTAATTCGTCCACGTTTTGAAATAAGAACTCCAATTGTGCTGTCATCAATTCTACAAAATTCAAACATTTCACCAGTTTTAATATTCACAGCTTGAGCGAAGAAATCTCCAGGTTCACAGTTTGATTTAATGTACTGAACTGAATTCATATAAATATGTTTATTTCCAACAGCAAATAAAGCAAGTATAAAAAATATAAACCCAAACAATAAGAAAAAACCAATTCCATTTCGGTTACGTACTTTTACTTCTGTGTATGCTGTCATATTTATCCTCTCTTATATAAGATTTTATTTCAAGGTTGGCTGGGTGGGAGTCGAACCCACAACCTACGGCTTATAAGACCGTTGCTCTAACCATTGAGCTACCAGCCAGTGTACAAGCATTATACCACAGAATATTTATTTTGTCAAGGTCGGGAAGGCAGGACTTGAACCTGCGACCCCTCACGTCCAAGGCGAGTGCTCTGTCCAGGCTGAGCTACTTCCCGAATATGCTCCCTAACTTGGGAGCATTATACCACTATTCCACTTCTTTGTCAAGGTTTGCCCAATAATCACAAAGAATTTCGTATAACTTCTCAGCAGGAGCATCAAAATCTTCTTCAGGGCTAGTAAAGGTATTTGGTATCTGCATAAAATAAGGAATGTCAGAGTTATCTAAAGACGTCTCTGATGGGTGATCAGAAATACGTTCTTTACCTAATACTCTTACAGTATATACATCATAATAAGAAGCTAATGAATAATATTCGTTTGGAAATCTCCAATCATCAATAACTACAACAGAAGGATCAATTGGTAAATCTCTAATCGCCTTTAGCATATACTTCACCCAAATATCTGGGTCGTATTCTCGTCCAGCTTCGGTTCCAATTACTTGAAGAAGTCTACGACCCTTCTTATCTTTCTTGCCGTCCCATAAAAAGTCTTCCTTAGCAATTTGTTTTACTTTATCTGCAAAAGCTAATTTTTCCGTATAACATCCTTTTTTATTAAGATAATCCTTTAGATAATTAGCAAATGTTGTCTTACCGCTTCCAATATATCCAGAAATCAAAACGATCTTCATTACTTCCTCCTAGTCCCAAGTATATAGTTGCCCCTTTTTATTTACTGGTTTTGCTGGTTTCTTTACTTTCTTGCTCTTCTTTTTCTTCTCAGGTTTTTCTTCTTCTACAGGAACCTCAGCAAAATCATCCTCATTTGTAACAAGAATTTTCTTTTTACGTGGCATTTTTTATCTCCTTTCTATAAGTATAGTACTCTTCTAAAATACCGTACAGTAATCTTGGGGAAATAATTCCCATAAATAATAACATCTTTAGAAGTAAAGAAAACGTTTTCTTTGATATAATAAATTTCTTATCAGTAATGACGAAATTCAAATCACTATTCTTATCAACTGATACTTCAATAGTACCAAATGTTTGATTATAATTTACAGTGATTTTCATGTATAACTCCTATACACTTGTCTTTGGTCGAGAATGGAAATTGCCTACCTTATCATGTAACATCTCTAAAATTTCCACGTCACGAATATTATGATCTAATACATACTTCAGTGCTTCTCCATCTCCGTATTTAGCACGTTCCCATATTTCTCCCTCTACATGATTTTTACCACCATGCTCACCTTCAATTCCAAAGAACCTCGTAGCAGTTTCTAATGTATTACGATGGAATCTAAATTTACGTTTAATAATATCATATAAATCCCAGTGAAATAGATTTCTATACTCTAGAATTTCAGTATCTAATCCCCAATATACCGCACGTGTACGGATAAAAGGCATATCAAATCGCTTCCCGTAGTAGGTCACAATAATTCTAAATTCTTTCAATACTTCTAAAAGTTCAGCTGTAATTCTTTTATCAAATTTGTAAGAAAAGATTTCATCACGTGTAATAGAACTATAATAAGTTTTCCCACCTTTTTCCTTAATTGCCCAGGTAAGCATTTTACCAAAATTAGCGTTTAGATTGTCAGTTTCAATATCTAGGTAACCAATCTTATATTCTGGATTGGTCCACCAAGGTACAAATTCAACTGTACCGTCTTTCTTGAATTTCACAGATCTAGCGCCTTCTGGTAATTTAATCAATCCTTTAGCAAAACAAGCTGGGTGCTCATCAATTGTATGTCTATGGATACAACGTAGTACATAAGCCATTTGTATTACTCCTCATTGAAAAATATTTTAGAGATTTTAGCAATTGCTTCATCTAATTTCTTTGAAACAATTTGTCTTGAAAGACCAACAACTTCTCCTATTTCTTGATATGTATACCCGTCTTTGAATAACTCTATTATTCTAAAATCTCTATCATCAATCTCTTTCTTCTCAAGAAGATTAGAGATTATAATATCAATACTAAGTAAATCTGAATATTCTTCTGAATCCACATCAAATATAACATGATCTCCATATTGGAACTGCACGTCAGATTTTATTTCATTATATCTACGTAGGTAGTTCTTAATAATGAGATGATTTCTACTTACCTTTTTCATTTAATCCTCCAGAAATATCTGACATGCAGGCCTCTCTAAATTGACAATATCTACATGGAGAGTTCCAATTGAAGATTCCTGTAGCTGGAAATATATCATTCATAATTCCATTATAAACATAAGGTACAATTTCCTTCCAGAAATACTCTTCAAATCTAGAATTTACTGCGGATTCAGATACAGCTGGAACATTCAGATTTACGAATAAAATCTGTTGTGGATCTTTATCTGTTTTTTCCCTGACTGCCTTCTTATAAATAATAGATTGAATATCATTTTCCATTCCATTTGGCTTTGCTCGCCTTGACGTTTTCCAGTCAATAATTCTATGATCATTATAACGATCAATCTTTGCAACAATTGGAATATCTTCAAAATAGAAGTTGATAAACTCTTCGATTTTATCTTCATCATCAACTAAATCTTTATAATACTTAAAATAATTTGAAACCATTCTACTAGCTTTCTGTTTAATCTTATCATCAATATCTAAAGAATTAATATATTCTATAGCTGCAAGAAAATTGTCGCTGTGCTTTTCTAAAGCATTGTGAACTGCATTACCGAGAATTAGCGGTTCTGTTTCTACTGCTAATTCACGATGATAAATTCTATAATATACTTTTCTTGGACATGAAAGATAATCAGAAATAGTAGAAGCACTTAGCTTAATGTTCTTTGATTTGCGCTCTCTGTTCTCCACACTTCTACCTCCAATTTGAAAATTTCTAACTTCATTTTCATATAGTCTAGTTCAGACTTTACTTCTTCTTTTTCTTTCAAGAGAGCTAACATATCAAACCCATCAATACCAGAAATCAAATAAGTTTTTTCTATAAATGACATTGAGGGGGGTTTGCCATTTTTCCAATACTTTGGATCATTTACAACTTTATTAACTATCGCTGATTTAGCAGCATTTATTTTTAGTTGAAGCTCACCATATTTTTTTGTTAGCTCATAGATTCTATCAAGCAATTCATATGCTTGTGACATATCTGGAGCATTCATTTTATTCCTCCAATGACAGTACTTCTGATAAATAGTCTATTAATCGTACAAAATCTCTAACATCCATGCACACAAATTCTTCTGTTCCACTACGTGCATTTTTGAACCTAGCAATTAATGCTGGAAGATCATTTGTTAGTTTTGCTTCTTCTCTAATTTTATCTAACCACTCTTTCTTTACAGTGAGCTGTTTAGAACCACCATATCCGAACTTAGCCTCTAATTTTATACTAAATGGCACATTATCAGATTTTCCGACAATGTCTCCCATAAGCCCAGGTTCTTTTAGATTTGTACCCAATGCACCACTTCCAGCAACACGTTTCCATTTCCAATACTTTGAGATTCTGTCAAGATACTTAGCCACTTGACGTTCAAAGTTTGTTCCGCTTCTTTTTTGATTTACCATAAATTACTCCTCATAAATTTCCGTTGTTGATTTATTCATCTTTAAGAATAAAGTCCCAACTGGGCCGTTTCTTTGTTTAGCAATAATAAATTCAACAACATCTTTATCTTTAGAATTTTTATCGTAATATTCATCACGATATAGGAAACCAACAATATCTGCGTCCTCTTCCAAATTACCTGATTGTCTCAGGTCAGAAAGAATTGGGCGCTTATTATCACGGAGTTCAACATTACGATTTAGTTGTGATAATAAGATAATACCAATGCCGAGTTCTCTAGCTAACAACTTTAGCTTTCGCGAAATTCTACCAATTTCATGTGTTGATTCATTATTACGCTCTGCTAATAACTGAACATAGTCAATATATACAACCTTTACGTCGTTGTGTTTTACTACACTTCTAATTTCTCTCTCAAGAGCAGAAAGGCCGAAAACTTTTGTAGTAAGAAAAATATCATCTCGATTCTTGAAATTAGTAGCGGCATCTTTAACTAAATCTAACTCTTTTTTAGAAAGGGAGCGAGATCTGATTTTTATCAGTGGAACTCCGCTTCCAATTGAGAACTCACGCTCTAGAAATTCTTCTTTACTCATTTCAAGAGAAAAGATAATTTTATTGTAATCTGTATTTCTTGCAGATGAAATTAGCCAGGATGATTTACCCATACCTGGACGACCTGCAATTACCCATAAGTTTCCTGGGCGAATGCCAGATGTGATTGCGTCAATTTTCTGAAACCCAGATGAAAACCCAGGTAGAATTCCATTCTCAACTTCATACGCAATTTTCTCAAATAGATCAAGAGAACTATCAGATAGAGATTCAATATTTACTTTTCCAATAGAGCGTAGTTTCTCTATTTCAGAAATAATAATATCTGATACATTATCTTCAGATGTATCATCAATAAGTGCGTCTCTAATATATAGAGATAGATCAAATAGTTTTCTTTTCTTATAGTTACGCTCTAGGTCGTGAATATAGTCCTCAAAATTTCGTGAGGAATACTGACTTGACAATAATACATCAATATATTCATCCCCACCGATATTCAAATTATTTTCTTTTGCTATTAGTTTAATCAAGTATGGATCAATATCTTTCCCATCTTCTCTAATAAACTTCATAATTCGGTAAATATTTCTATTTACCTCAGATGAAAATAAATCTTCTGGAAAATCATAGAATAGATCCTGATTTTTTAGTAAGATACTTAGTACAGCAATTTCAGATTCATGAGCTGACACTACTTCTTCCTCCTCAATGATTTAGCTAAGTTGTCTAAACTTTGATAGTTTTGTTTGGTGCTCATGTCTTCTTCAAAAGCCTTTTTAGCGCCGTATGCAAGAAATGGGTAGATATTCCCTTTTAGTTCAAAGCTTCCTGTAGCTATTGCTGTATCCAAGGTATATAGAGAACTTATTACTCCTTTTCTACCATATAACTTTAATAACCTACCAAAGATACTATACAGATTATTAGTTATTGCTTTTCCTGTTATGGCGCTATACGCGAAAACTGCGTTCTTGACAAATTCTCTATCGTTGTTTGAATTATGGAGCAATTCAAAAACTGAAGACATGAGCACCTCCTTCAAATCAGTTAGTCAGAAAGTAGTTGGTCAACTGCTGATTTAATATCGTCATTCACCGTAGGAGTAGTATTGTTTTCCTTGTTTGCACGGCGTGCTACGAGAATATCACGAACACGTACACCACTCATTAGCTGAACCATCTCATCTGGAGTAAGTTTCAGTAGAGCTTCTTCTGGTAGATTATACATCTTATCAGAGAAATCGCCTTCAACAATTGGTTCATTAGTCAAAGGTACAGCATCAACTTCACGGCTGTTCTTCACAATAAGGATAATTGGGTACGAAGTTGGGTCTCCATGAAGCTCTTCAAATAGGTTGAACTTTTCAAATAATTGCTTACCCTTTGACATGATCTTTACTTCCATGCTGGGTTCTGGTTCAACGTTGATTAAAGTTTGTCCACATTCTTCACAAACATCAAGCCAAGTACCATTCTCACGCTTATGACTTTCATACCCACACTTTGGGCACTTTTTTACTTCAGTCAAATCAAGTACATTTGTATAGTACCGTAGTGTTTTACGACGATAATCTGGATGCTTGTTATAGTCAGTTCCAGCTTCTTCTGCCTCACGAATAATACGGTAATTCTCTTTACAAACTGGGCACTCAGACCCAAGACAGGCTACATAAGCTCCATTTACCCAATGTACATAAGCTGGCTTGATTTCTTTATCCAATAACTGAATCTTATGTTTACCAGGAAACTTCCAGCTAAAGAACTTTTTCTTCGCCCATTTCTTCTCGCCATTAGGATTATTTTGGCGTTTCTCAGGCATGATTACATAACTCATTTTTGTTCCTCCTCTACAATTTCAATTTTGATTTGTGGACTTAATTCTTTTAAGGCTTCTCGGAATTGCTCCATAACTTCTTTAGTGAGACTATTGTTTACAACTGGACTTGTAGAAATATAGTTGTAATACGCTAAGTCTAATAAAATTGTATAATATTTTACAGCTTTCAAAAAATTATCAACATCAGTATTATCTACATTGAATGAAGTAAAGATCTTTAATGACTGATATTGACCAACATTATACGTACGTTCAACATAGGTATTAGTTTCCACTATCTTC